TTATACATTTATAGGGAAACGTGTCGTACCCGTGTGACCATATGTTGGGTCTACTGTCCAACCTGTTCCCCATTGGCCACCTCGTCTAATATTGACGATTGCTCCTACCACTAAATCTTGATACGTTGGATTTTGGATTACTCGCCAACCTACCGCATTCCAATCATATGCTTCACCAATATCTGCAGCAGATGATGTATCACCAATTACATGTGAAAAGCCATAAATTGTTCCTGCACCTAAACCACAGCCGCCCATAAAACCAGAATATTCGGCTGGAACGGCATAACATTGCCCATTACCAAGCCATTTGCCCATTAAGGTCTCCAAATGTTCTATGCCAGCTTTTCCTGTTGCAGTAGAAGCTTTCAAATCTTTGAATTTGTCATACCATACTTGTGCATAGGTTTGTCTTTCTGGATGTGCTGCAGCTGGACGTTCAAAGTTTAATTCAAACGCATAAGCAGCTGTTTTAGGCGAGCTGACAACTTTAAATTCATCAACTGTTAATGGACTTACTTGTCCTAACCATTGCCCATTGAACATACACCAATTAATTAATTGAGCTTGGGCTAATGACGTCCTATAGTCTTGTTTGATACCTGCAGCTGCGATTAAGCGTTGTACATATTCTCGGCCATTCCAAGTTGGTGCGCCTACCAATGGATATGCTGAACCGTCCCATTGAACCCATCCGTAAGCTGGACCGCCTATTTGTTCGGTATCTGGGTTCATACTTGGACCAACTTCTCCTTGTACATTTCCGAGGATACCTGCAGCAGCTGCTTTGCTGTATCCGTTAGCTAATAGGTAACTCCATAAGTCCCAAGCAAATTTATCTGCATCGCTTGTAACTTCTGATGGATAACCACCTGTACCAGCTCCAGAACCACCACCACCATTTTGACCAGGAATAACTTCTTGTCCTTTAATAAAAATCTTATCTACGTGTAACGTAGAAGGATTTCCATCTTTACCGATAAAATAAAAATGATTTCCCAAATGAAACTGATTTTTACCAGATAAGACAAGTCCTGTATTTTTTTCGTTAGATAATCCAATTGTGTTATAAGAACTATCTCCAACTAGTAACAATGCTTTGCCATCTGTAACGACTGGATTTCCGTTAACATCGTTTAATTCAGGAAAAGGATTCCCTTTTGTTCCCATTGTGCCAACGTGGCTTGAACCGTCCCAAAACTCCATGCCTTTTCGGGTTAGTTCCATTATTTTTGTCTTTTCATTCCAAATTTGCAAAGCACCAGACACTAGTTTTAGCACATCGCCTGTTGCTTTATTAAAGCTTGTTTGTAAAACATTCACGTCAATAATGCCCACTTTAATAAAGTCAGCAACGATTTCTCCCTTAGATGTCATAGCAATTCCAAAAGGACCATTAACGCCATTGTCGGAATAACCTAAACCGTTTAAATTCCAACGCCACACACGTTTTGCAGTTGCAACTTTATTCGTATCCATGATAAGAATTTCAGACGGTGCTTTTTCTGGACGAAAAACGACATGTCCACCACTGTTTCCAGTAATCCATGCCGTTGCATTTAAAACATTTTGTACTAATGTTTCTGTCCGATTATCAATTTTTTGTTTTAGCTCTTGAGTTTGATTGTTTACTGTTGAGGTGTAAAGTGATAAATCATTCCCCAAAACAATATTTTTAAATTTACCTAAAGTCGGAAACCAAGTATATTCCACCATGCGCTCCGTTACTTCAATATCGACTTCTTTTGCTCGCACGTGTACTACATCACCAAAATGCAAAGAAGAAAGCTCTTCGTACATGTCTTCATATTCCAAGGTGTGTTCTAATGCTACCATGCTAATAGTGTGCGTTACTTTCGGTTCATGAATACGGTCTTTATCAAACAATGACTGGCCCCATTTTTTAAGCTCATCAACTGTTTTACATTCCGAATTTTCACGTTTTCCAATTCTTCGGTTACTATCATTTACACCAGCAATTTCTAAAAATCCATACGTGATTGGCTCTTTATCTTGGTCATAATCATTGTCTGGCACGCCACCGATAAGAAAGATACTATTTATAATTGATTCGTCGTCAAAGTCCTCATCTATAGCTTCCAAATTAATTCCAAAATCAATTCTAAAGCCATTATCTGCTCCAATTTGTTTTACTAATTTCAAATTAAAGTTATCCATCTCTAATTCTCCACCAGTAACACCTGTTAAATTTTGGTTGCCATTGTTAGAACCAATAATTGCATCGATTGGACCTACTTGTTTTGCTGTAAATTGATGTGTAGTACCGACATTCGACAAATAGTTAAACCGTTGCTTAAACGTTAATGCAGCCTTTAAATTATTCATAATTTGCGTGCCATTTCCGTTAGCAGTGAACGAATCAATAATGAAATTCTTATTTGCCATAAAACCAATGTGTCTCGCTGTCACTGAAACTGACTGCAGATTTTTTTTAATATTGTAAATCTCAAAATATTGATATGATCCATCTTCAACTTGTGCCTTTAGAAAGTTTCCTTTTTTTAAGTATGAGCGATACTGGCCATCTCTTGCATAGTTACAATAGAATCGATACACACCATTTAACACACGGTTAATTTCTGGTAAATCTTGCCAATCTGGCAAAGCCATTCCGTTATCGTTTAAATTTTCAGGAATAGCAGTATAGGCATAAATAAAATTTTGTGTCATAAATACGCGCTCCTATTCCAAAACTTAGCTTCTATAAAATTTCCTGATATATTTAATTTATTTTGACCAGGATTCGTTTTTATCCAACTACCGCGTGTAAATAGTGGATTTCCTTCTTGTATTGCTTTTCCCTTTTCGGTATCAATAGTGACGATTCCTGATTGTGTACGCAAAATCGTTAGTGAATTACTACCAACGCTTAACGTAATATCGCCTCCTTTTGAATCAATCTCGATATAAGGAAATGCTGATTCGTCACCGTGATCAGTGATTTCAACTGTTTTTGTTTTAATTAGTACAGGCTGTTCATTTACTTTTCTCTTGAAAGGTTGGCATCTAAATTCAATGTTAAAGGTATAAAAAACACCCCATTCATTTTTGAATGAGATTGGCTTGCTTATTGCACAAATAGCATCTAAATATTTGTCCTCGTTATTATGAGTGATAAGCTTGCTTTTACCAGTTAACCAACGCTTGACTTCTTTTAAGTTCTCATATGGAATAGTTACATCTTCAATTTCATAATCAAAGGGTTCATAATCATTGAACGTTTCATTAAATTCACCACTTCTTCCGATAATCGAATACGTTTCATATCGTTTATTTGGTAAAACCTCTGACAGCTCATTTTCGATAATACACCCCATATCGCGAACTGCATTCAAATCTTTCCAAATGAAATTGGGTTCATCAGGATTCATAAAAATCACGTTGGAACACCTCCTAAGTCATAGAAAGCTTGCGCACTTGCTTTATAAAGCTTGCGATTCATTCGATCTAACTCACTCGGATTATTTGCATCTACTTGGCCAATATGAACATGTTGCTCAATAGTGTTGCCACCTTTCAAAGCACCACCAATTCCACGAGCTTTTTCTTCTGGTGACAATGGAGTTACAGTTGTCTTGCCGTTTTTAGCGGTTAATAGTTCAGGACCAGCTTCACCAACAATGGCTTGACCATTTAGAATCGTTCCACCTTCTGCTAAATAAGGAATTTTTCCAATATGAAATCCTTTACCGCCAATTCCTGGCACCCATTTAGGTATTTTTATATTGTTTAATCCACCAATAAATCCATTGATTAACGTAATCATGGTATTGATTGGAGCTTTAGCTACTGCAGCGATACCTTCAAAAATACCACCAAAAATGTCAACAACACCTTGCCACGCTCTTGACCAGTCTCCAGTAAATACTCCCGTTACAAAATCAACGATACCGCCAAAAATACGCTTAATTGCATTTACGTAATCGCCAATAATTTTTGCAGCCCCATCCATGGCACCACCAATAAATCCTGTGATGAAATCAAAAGTAGATTTTGTCGTATCTTTCAAAACATTAAATACACCAACCACAATATCTTTAATTACTTTAAAGGAGGTATTGATAAAATCCCTAAACCAACCGATTTTATTATATGCAACTACGATTGCAGCTACCCAAGCGGCAACCGCCGCAATTACTAAACCAATTGGCGACGCAATAAAAGCAATAACTGGAATTAAACTACTAATGGAACTAGCAAGTGTTCCTAAAACTACTAATACTGGACCGATAGCAGCAACAACACCAGCTATCATTAATATTGTTTGTTTTGAACCTTCATCTAATGAACCAAACCAATTTGAAAATGCAGTTACAAATTGAGAAACTTTTTCTGCAATATCAGCTACTATAGGTATCACAACTTCCCCAACTTGTCGCATTGCATCAGCAATTCTTAGTTGCGCCTTTTCCATTTTTCGTGCTGGTGTATCATCCATTTTATCAAAAGCTTCTTGAGTAGCACCTGCTGAATCATTAATTTGTTTTAAAATTTCATTGTATTCAGAACCCTCACCTTTTGAAAGTGTTAGTGCTGCAGTTCCTGCTTCAACAGATCCAAACATATCATTTAATGCTAAACCATTCTTATGAGCATGTTCATTCATCAAATTAAGGACATCAGATAAATTATTCCCTTCATCCATTAATTGTTTAAATGATTTTCCTGCAATCTCTTTCAAAGCTTTATCAGCTTGACTACCAGTTTTTCCTAACTCATTTAACATGGCTTTTACCATAGTTCCAGTTTCTGCTGTAGCAATACCATTTTTGGTCATAACAGCATAAGCAGTTGATAATTCATTCATCCCTACATTATTAGCATTAGCTATTGGAATTACTTTCCCCATAGATGAAGCTAACTCATTTACAGTTGTTTTACCTAAATTTTGAGTAGAAATTAAATAATCCGAAATTTTTCCTGCATCAGTAGCTTTTAAATTATATGCATTAATCGTTGTTGTTAATAAATCTACCGCAGTTGCAGTTTCAGTAAAACCACCCTTAGCCAATTTAACTGCATCACCCACAAAATTAACAGCATCAGCTTGATCAACTGATGCTGATATAGCTGAATAAACTGATTCAGAATATTCTTCAAAGGACACACCCATATCTGTTGCAGTTTTTGCAATTTCATTTTTATATTTTTGAAAATCAACTTGACTTGAATCTAAAAGAGTAGAAACTTTAGCAAATTGTGTTTCTACTTCTATTGCTTGCTTAGTAGCAAAACCACCTATTGCCATGATAGGTACTGTCACACCTGCAGTTATTTTAGTACCTACTCCTTTAATTTTTTCGCCAGCTTCACCTATTTTTTTTATATTATCTGCAGCAAATTTTGAAGCTTTTTCTTGCTCTTTAAGTTCCTTATTGGTTTTGTCCAACGCATTTTTTAAATTATTTTCGGCAGTTTCGGCTTGTAGCAAACGATCATATAATTTTTTACTTTCTTTTGAATTTTCACCAGTTGCTTTTACCGATTCCTCATACTCTTTTCGTAACATTTTGGTACGTTTTTCAGCTGCTTCTGTTTGCACTTGTAGCTTTTTTTGTTGAGCTACTAATTTTTGGGTTGCAGTAGCATCATTCCCTAATGCTGAAATATGAGCCTTGTACTCTTTTGCTGCGGTATTCATCACTTGATTAATTTCTTTTATAGTTTGTGCATATTGTACCTGTCCATCCATTTTAAATCGTAAAACAACGTCTGATTCATGCTTTGCCAAGTTCTCACCTACTTTCTAATTAAAAAATGGTGTTTGATCCATCGTATAAATCCTATCATTCTGTTCAAACTCGAACGCATCAGGATTATTTCTACGCAAATAAAAAATGAACTGCTTTAACCAAAAATTTGGCGTACAGTTCATAAAAAAATTTACATCCCAACCAAACAAGTCCATTGCTACATTTAAATAAAAATCCCAAGGAATTTCTATTTCTTCCGCTTGTTTCGATTTTGGCTGCGCTTGTTTCGATTTTTCGGTTGCTTTTTTACTGTTTCTAAATCTTTTTGTTGGAAGTTTCCGTTCACGAAAACATCCATAACCGTTTCATAAGCACTGACAATTTCATTAATTGCAATGGCACCTTCTAGCTCTTTAATCGTACATTCAGTACCACCAGCTCGCACCATGCCGTACATCAATGAGCGAATAATTTTTAATTCATTACCACGTAACGTTACTTGATCTTTTTGTAGCATTTGATTCAAATCTTTTTCAAAAATAGGATACGGCTTTCCATAAGCTTCTTGAATATAATCTAATGCTGACATTGAAAACATAATAGGAATTTTTTCTCCTTGTATTTCTAAATAATCAACATTAATATTTACATTTACTAAATCGCGTAATTTTGCCATTATTATTCACTCTCTCTTTCTCCAAGTAAAGAATCCTCCAACTGAGATTCATCATAAATTACTTTACTCATGAATTTTTCAACAGTCATATTAGTTACACTAGAGCGAACAGAATTATAATCTGATTTAATAACATCATTAACTAATAAACTTGTCGCTGTCATCGTACAAGAAATATCTTTAATATCCATATCTTCGGTTGCTGTTTCAAATTCATGTTCTTCCGCAATGGCAAGTTGAACTTTTGGATACCAAAAAGCACTTTTTTCACCATTAGATAATGGTCCAATAGCACCTACCGCAAAATATGGCATTTCTTTAGGTGTTGATTTTGAAAAAGAAACACCATTCTTACTAACAGCACCTTTCATTTTATCCCAAATAGCAATTGGAATAGCCACGTGATCTAATGTTAATTCATGCTGTGTTTCTCGACTTACACGTGCAAATAGTTTATTAGAAGCCCATTTATCTTTTGTGCTACCATTACCTTTAATGCCTAATTTTACAATGTTTGGCAATCTCCAAATTTCACTATCAAATGTCGGCCCCGAACTTACTGTTTCTGATTGTGTCCACATTACAATGAATAAATCATCGATACCAATTGGATATAATAATTGTTTGTCTTTCGTACTAATACTTGACATGCTATTCATCCTTTCATTTTATTCATTATTTTTTTAGTCATAATCATCTCTATTTGACTTTTATATTGTTCAAATGTTCCGCTGGCAAAATGTTGCGCTTTTTGATTTACTGTTCCATTTTCAGCGAATCGCCAATAAAAAGCTGTATCTTCAAAAACTACTTCTACACCTTCATTAGTTACTTCAACTTTTAATTGATCTCGCATATGTTTCTTTTTAAGTAATGATTTAGGGACTTTAGGAAGTAGTTTATTCAAATAAAAATTTGCAGCTTCTTCTAATGATTCTTTTGTTATTTCTTCTGTAACTTCCGCTATCGTTCCTAAATGATTAGCCATATCTAAAAATCCGTTATTACTCATTGTAAATAGTCACCTCTGTATAAAAATTAGTAATCGTATCATCATTTTCATCTCCTTGTATAGAAGAAAAACCATTAAAATGAATACTATAATTTTTAAAGCTTTTTTTTAACGGATTCAAATCTTGTTCAATTCCTTTTGTAAAAAGCGATACTTGATATAATCCTTTAGACACAATAAATTTATTTGAAGCCCATTTTTGAGTTTCTCCAATATACGAATAAATAAGATACGGATATGGTGTATTCTTTGGTGCTTGATCTCTAAAAACTTTATAGCTAGAATCCAAGAGTGCCTTTTTAAATGTTTCAAAATCAGTCAACATAAGCCAAACTCAACTCCATTTCTCGTTTATCCATATTTGTGTAAATACGAGTGATTTTATAGGTCACAGAATCGATTCTAACAGCGCTAAACTTTTCTGTGATAGATTTATCCAATCTCACTTTAATCCGTCTGACAACGTCTGTTTTGGCTTGCTGTGAAAGATATTTTTCTTGTGCAGTTACTCCAATATCTTCGTACCATAAAAGCCTATTAAGTTTATAGGTCGTAACCACTTTATCGTTCGAATCTGTTTCTTCTTTTACATTTAGCAAGTCCGCTTTCCATCGAAACCTATTCGTCTGCCTCTTCGGCATGTTGAATCACTCCTTGGATGATAAATGGCGTGATCGCATTCAACGCCTTATCTAATTCATCTTCTGAAACACGATATTCATAAGCAATACCAGCAACCATCAAAATTAAATATTCTTCTTGCCCTCCAGTTGCAGTTTTCACATAATTTTTTGCCATATTTAAATAAAAAGAGAGCATGGAATCATCCATCCCCTCTTCAAAATGAATATGTGCTTTGAATTTTTCTTCTAAAGATAATGTTTCAGCTTCGTTATTCACATTAACCACCTACTGGTTTTGTAATTTCATAACGATAAACAGCTGGCTCGAATGGTGAGTAAACTAATTGGCCATCTAACAAGTTGTAAATTTGGAAACCAACTTGATTTTTTCCAGAGAATTTTTCAACCAATTTTTGAATTTCTAACGCTCCAATAACTTCTTGAATTTTGAAAGCAGAAAAATCACCAAAATATAATACTGGTGTATCTGGTTCACCTTTTTTATCTGCTGCATCGGTCCAATCAACTGGATAACCAACCAATTGATAACCAATACCACCTTCTGCTTGCGTGAATGGTCGTAACAATGGGAATCCATCATCTGTTTTCATTTTTTCAATAGCAGTTAAAGCTGCACGATTAATAATAAAACGCCCTTTTTTCATTACTTCTGTTACTGGTGTATTTTTAAATTCAATCAATGCATCATATAATTTTTGACCAGCACCTGCAGCTGTTAAATCTACAGGTTTTTCAAATGCAACAGCTTTTTTAGCTAAAGCTCCTGGGTTTTCATTTCCTGCATCGTCGCCATTAAACATATAATTAATTTCTTTGCGAACATATGCTTTTTTCAATTCTTCTACAACAATATCTTCTACTGGCACACCAGACATTTTTAATAGTTTTTTCGTTACAGTTGCCAATGCATCAAATTCTGCTGGATCAAGTAAAATTTCATCAAATTGAATCGCTGTTTCAGTAATATCTGTCGTACGTTCTTTTTTGTTTACATTAGCCTCTGCTTTTTTCACAAGAATTGGATACTTCACATCGCCAGCCGTGCGAATCACCGTTCCGTATTTACGCAATAAGTTTTCTTCTTGAGCATAAGAAATCACTTCGGATGCAATCACTTCTGGTACTGTCACTGAACCATTGCCTGTTTCAATACCTAATGAACGTGCTTCACTTTCTGAAATATTACCAACAACGAAATCGGCAAATGCTTTACGAATTTGTTTTTCACGTTGTTCATTAGACATCGCATTTCTAGCCTCCATTCCTTCATGAATTGTGCGTAACAAGCCATCACGCTGTTCTTGACTAATCATGCCGCCACGATTTTCTTCGTTTTTATCATTGTTATTTTCGTTCGTATCTTTTTCACGATCTTCTTTATTTTCATCATCAGTATTATCGGATTTAGCGGTTCCATCATCGCCTTTACCGTCACCAGATTCTGAATTATCATCCCCTGATTCAGCTTTAATGGCTTTTAATTCATCGATTAAACCATCAATTTCTTCATTAACTGAATCTAAATCTGCTTCACGCACTTCTCCAGATTCAATTTTGCCTTGTAAATCACTTAATCGTTTCTCGTGACGAGCTTGTAATTGACGCAATAATTCTTTGTTCATAATAAATTCCTCCTACGCTTGAAGCGCTGTTTTAATTTTTTCAATTAATTTTTTTCTAGTTTTAATATCCTGCTTCATTTCTTGTTTGTTTCTTGCTAGTGCTGCTTCTGTATCTTCGTAAGCAGGCAAAGAAACAATAGAAACTTCATACAATTCGACTTCATGGATAGTTCTTAAAACTGGGTCTGAACTATAATCCCAAGTTTCTTCCGTTGGATAAAAACCAAAGCTACACTGATTAATGTCCCCACGTGACATTGATTGAATCAAGTCATTGGCAATGGTTGTATTGGGCAACTCCACTTCAAATCGTAGTCCCTTATCATCTTCTTCAAGTTTCAAAGTTCCACTTCTTGTGCGCCCTAATACTTTGCCCCAGTCATGATCGAATAAACAACGAACATCAGAATTTGACAAAGCACGACTGAAAGCTCCAGGCTTAATCACTTCATTTAGGCCTTCCCATAATTCTGTTGGACTATTAAACACCGCCGCATAGCCAGTAACAATCTGTGTTTGACTATCTTCTTCGCTTCTTGTTTTAAGGTTTGTGATGTCAAATGTCCGAATTTCCTGTTTCTTCATTCTTACCACCTCCCTTCAAGTCATCCTCTGTTGTCAATGAGTTATCGGTAGCATTCTTTTTGCCGATTTCCGTTAAATCATTTGAAATATAGACGGCTTGTGTTGCTTTAGTATTTTGTCTAGGAAAACCAAGCATTTCTGCCACATTATCAGGACTGGTAATACCAGTTCGAACAATGTTGTACCCAATATTTGTTTTGGTGGAATAAGGTACAAAGTCCAAAATATTAATTTTCCATTCCACTCGATAACCAGAATTAGGCACAAAAAAAAGAGCCGAGTAATGCTCGCTCTTATTTTTTAATATTGGTTTAATTGCTTTGTTGTGCAGATACATCATTGCTTTTTCAATATCTGTTCTCATTAATGCTTGATAAGTATTTACATCTATTCCTAAAAATTTTCCTAGGTCTTTTTTGTAAACACCCAAATAATTAAGAATAGCTGCATCATCAATTGGGCTTTTTAAAGTATCAATTGAGTATCCTTTGCCCAAAGGAATCATTTTAACTGAATGACTATCATTATCTTGCGTTTCTTCCAACTGATTTAAAATAGCTTTTACTATCTTTTGTTGAGCGCTGTTATTTGGATTGATATGCGCATCCAGCTTTAACAAGAAAGCGAGCAAGCCGCCTTTCTTATATTTTTCTGTCAAAACCTTTTCAGCACTTAAAACACCTTCTAGCGTGCTTTTCGCAAGATCAATAATTCCAGCACCTTTTAATGAATCCACACCAATATTTTTTATATGACGAATCATACTCCCTGGTATTGGTTGGCCATTCATTGAAAATTTTTCAATCAAACGACCATCTAATTTCGTTTGAACACCATATCCTAAATGTAACTGGTCATTATCTGTAATAGGAAAAGCTTCTCCATTGATTAACAATGTATTTGTTTCAAGCTTTGCAAATTCAAAACCAGTTAAATAATCATTAGGATTTTTCAATATGTTTAGCAAGAAATGGTTTTTGACTTCTTCGCCATCAGGGCCAATTACTACTGGCTCTGCTAGTGCAACTTGATTAGAAATATCTTGCACCAATTCATAAACATCAGACGATTCCATAATAGAAGAATCGTTAACAAAACGTTGTGAATATCTTGTTACATTGCCATAAATATCTTCAATCCAGCCACGCTTTTCCAAAAATCCATATACAGCATTTGAAAGTCTATCTCTTAGCTTCAAAATCTCACTGCCTTTCTATTATCGATAGATAGAATCTAAATATTCATCCATATCATCTTCGTTGACATCAATCATTTGATCCATTGTTTCCTTATGCGCACAAAGGAAAGCAACAAATCCATCGATCTTTCTCTTTGACTGATTTTTACTTGGTACTTTACGGCCTTGAAAATCCATTTTGACAACCACATTTAAAGCGCAATACAAAAATAAAGGATTATCAAACATAATCCTTTGCTCATAAAATAATCGCTCGGCATCTTCAAGCGGTGAGTTCAATACTCTTGCGTACTGATCAACTTGCACACATTCCAAGCCTAAATTTTCCAATTTTTCAACTAATCGGTCACTCATCGCTGGATCATAATTGACTTGTTGAACATCATAAAAATCCATGCAATCTTCAATAAAATGAAATATTTGTTCTTGATCAATTAACTTACCATCGCAAAATTCAACAAATCCTTGTTCTGCTAATTCAGAATACGGCACATTATCTTCCTTTTCTCGAAAATCAATATTTTCACTAGGAATAAAATATAATTGTTTTACTTTGAGTATCGCTTTTCCTTCGGCATCCCATGTAGGAAAATTTAATGATACGCAAGTTAAATCTCGGCTTTTAGATAAGTCCAAACCAATCCAACATGGCTCACCACTTAAGTTTCCTAATTCATTTGTGGGAACCAAACACGGTTCCACTTGATCTTGTTCAAAAAAATTATCTGCACCATTCACAAACACATCTAAATGCTTCGTTAAAAATTCAGCTTTCGAGTGAGCGGAACGTTGCGCAGTTTTAAAGGCTGATTCTAAAGCAGACAAATCAACAGATATTCCCCAGTTAGGATTGCACATTTCCCAAACTTTTTTATCTGTCCAATCGTATCCTTTATTTGGTTCATAAATCAAAACAAAGTTTGAATCATTATCATCACGCTTCAAGACTTCTTTTGCTTCTTTATAAACACGAATACCAACCGAACTACTTCCTTTACCAGCTGTAGAAATATTAAACATTAACGGTTGTGGCAATGAAATTTGTGCAGATTTAAAGTTATCGTACTGCTCCATTTTCTCTTGTTTATGCAGCTCATCATTTAAAACAAAATATGGATTGGAACCTTCTATGTTATCAATGTTTTTTGTCTGAACAATAAACTTATTTGTATAAGCCATATCTCCATATAAATAGTCATACGTAATACTTGAAACGGTGCCTTTTGGACCTTTAAATATTTTAGTCCCATCTAATAGCACTGGATTATTTAGGATAGTAGCTGCAAAAGGCTTAGCAGCATATTGCGCTTGGGCAAAATCGGAAGCACATGCATAGCAATCGACAGATAAGGCACCTTCGCCATACATCGCATACCCCAACGCACCTACCGCTATTAGTGTTTTCCCATTTTTCTTTGGTATTTGTACGTATGCCTCACGAGTAACACGGACTACTTGCCCTTTTTCATTTTCTTTTACCCAGCCATAAATCCAAGAATAAATGAATTTTTCCCATGGCTCCAAAAGAAATGGTTTACCTACCATATCGCCTTTTGTATGAACAATAAAAGATTCTACCCAGTCCATCATTTCATTTGCACGATCGACATCAAACCAAATATCTTTTCGTTTCTTCCATCGATACCAACGATCTATTGCTAAACGAACCGTTTTCGGATATTTCTTAGGATGTTTTCGAACTTCTTTCGCAAATAAATCAGCATAATTTACACCAGGTTCAATCATGTTTCATTCCCTGCCTTTTTACGCCATTTTTTCCGATGTTCTGCCAATTCATCTACAGGCTTTTCTTCTGGCCGTTTCATTTCTTCATCTGCTCTAGCTGTTGAACCACCAGTAATTTGTCTGCCTGTTTTTGACTTATTGGTCAATCCTAATAAATCCAATGCTTTCATTTTTTTATCGGCCCAAACTTCGACTTGTTGCGCTAATGGATGCTTGCTATTGTTAGTAGCTCCAGCCTTATTTGTTGTTTTTTGGGTTTCGGGAAATCCTTTTTCTTTCCACAGCATGTATTTGTATTGGTAAACTTCAAAAATATCCAAGTATGATTCAATTAATGGATCAAGAGTAATAGTGTATAAATCAGACTTGCGCATAATTTCTAAAATTCGCGCTTTTTCGTGATTAACTTTTTCATCAATAATCGCTTTGCGTTGCGCTTTTGTGGTCATTTTTTTATACACCCCCCTTTTATTTTTAAAATTTTTGACCTAACGACACGCGTGACTGCCCCCTACCCTATCCCCCGACAAAAATTTTGAATCAAATTTGATAGGGGGGCTTCATTTTTTTAAATTTTTAATTGAGTTGGATAATTACATTTCGGACATTTTAAACCTTCCAACAATTTGTGTGTTTTTATTTCCCATTTACATTTAGGATTGATACACCAATGCTTTGTTAACTGCTGTTTAATATTTACTTCCTCCTAAAATAAGATGGAAAAACTTTTTTCTCATCTACTTCATTTTCTTCAATCACATGACACTTCGGACACAACAAACGAATATTGTTTGGATCAAGTTTGAGCATTTCGTTCTTCTTGATTGGTATTATATGATGCCGATGTGCTTGCCTTCCAAACACAAAACGACCACACCTTTGACAACAACCGTTTTCTCTTTCATAGACAAAGTCAGCGACATCTTGCCATGCTTTTGTTCGATAAAATGATTTGTTGTCATGATGATAAACATTGCTTGGCTTTTTCTTTTTTCTAGACTCCCTAGCATGTTCGGAACAATAAGCCCCTTTTTCTGTTGTATTAGAGCAACCTTCAAACTGACAATAACGCATTATTCAGATTTTTTAATAATATTGAGAATGTCACCTTTTGCACGTGCAGCACTTGGAATCTCAATACCTTTTCGTTTTGCATATTCACGCAATTCTTTTACATTCATTTCTTCTAATACAACAGATTCATCAGACGGAACAAGTTCATCTTGTTCTTCATCATCAGCACTTGCAGTTGCAGTTGTTAATAATCGTTCACCTTTAATTCCATCAGTATCAACCGTTTCATTTCCTACAGTGATTGGTAAACCACTAACATATAAATCAGCTTCTTTACTTAGCATTGATTCGGGATTTTCAGTAACTTCAAAATCTGGTTCTTGGCCTTTAGGAACAAACACATTTCTTTTTTCTTCGGTATCCCAATACTCTGAACCAGATGCTGAACTTCTAATTAATACACGCATTGTTTATCTCCTTTCAAAATGAAAAGACGACAACTAAACGAATAGCTGCCGTCTTTGATATTTTTTGACAATATCATAGTACCTCATTTTTTTAGATATAAACATGAGATAAAAGTGTTATCAAAATGAACTAAAAATGCTATAAAAATGAAGTGTTTTACTCATCAACATTGATTGTTTCTAAAGCTTTAGCATATAGAAAACCACAATGTCTTATTGAATAATGCTTCTCTTCCGCAATTTCTTCTAGTGTTTTTATTTCAATAAAATATGCTTCAAGTATTTCAGCAAAGCGAAAATCATCAAGCGTATCAATACAATCTAAAATTTCTCGTCTGACTTTTTTAGATGTGTTTGTTAAAGTATCAATTCTATGCTGTAGCTCTTCTTTCTTTTCCAATAAATCATCTTTTGTTATTGGTAAACCTCCACTAGGCATATCAGACATTACTTTTGACTGTAAACCTACCAAACGTTCATTTACAGAAACAAGCTGCTCTTCTAATCGATTGATCCTTGTAAGATAGTTTCGATAACGTTTAAGAAAATATTTTTTCTTTTTTGTTTCGTCTTTCAACTTCTCACCCCTTATTCTAAAAAGTGTGGCTGTCCCTACTTTGTCCCCACTTTTATTTTAAAAGTAGGGACATGCAAAACCTTACTCTCTCAATGGTTTTAGCTTGCAAGCCCCAGAAGCCTCACTTTTTTTGATTATCTTATATATAATATATATACTATTATTCTTCTTTTTTTCTTTAAGTAATAAAAAAAAGTAGGGATAGTAGGGACAATAGTATATAAAACCAATAACACCAATGGTTTTCACGAGCCCTACTTTTGTAAAAAAAGTAGGGACAAAGTGGGGCTTTTTACGAAAAGTAGGGCTTTTACTCTATTTCATTAAATTTATAATAGTAATATTTTTTTCCCATCATTCTTCGTTGTGCTTTCTCATAGCCCAAAGATTTAAGACGTTGCGTAAATTTCGTTTGTGTATATGGCTTACTTCCAGATTCTTCACATGTTTTCAAGTATTCATCATAAACACCTTTTGTTGTCATATTCTCGTCAATCCCACATTGATGAATAAACGTTAAAATAGAATCACTTTCAACAAAATATTCTTCTGTGACTTTCGCTACGGTTTCGGAAGAAGAAAGTTGGCCACCATTGTTAATAATCCGCTCCATTGCATTTAAAGCGATATTCAATAAATATGATTTTGCATTATCTGAAGATAATTTTTCATCAATTTTTGGATCTGCTTTTTTTACTTTGTTATCGCATGGAATAATTACTACACGACGAGCAATCCCACCTGATTTATCTTTAAACGTTGGCATTTCGTTTGCTGTGAAAATTAACGTTGCTTTATTCTTTAATTTATATGGCTTCGAATAAATTGGCCTAACCATGATGGTATTTCCTGATGCCAATGTTTTAAAATTCATTGATTTTTCCATATAGCCTGCATCAATATCATCTCCGATGTTTACAAGCTTACCTTCTAATTCCATCACCGACGTTTGGTCGTTGAATTGTTCTAATGCCAGATTTAAACCTAAATCACCAATAAATGAATTGAGCATTTCTAAAAAAGTTGATTTTCCGTTTGCTCCAGATGAGCCAACCAAGAAAAATACTTTATGCGGAAAACCTGCAGTCATTAAAATATGACCAAGCAACTCTTCAACAATTAAACGTAAATCTTTCTTATCTGAAACAAGAAAGTCCAGAAATTCATCAACTGTTTTATCATATGCATCTGGATCGTAATCAACATCTAAAAAGAAAGGCGTAAATTCTCTAGTTGACATTGGTATAATTTCGGCACCGTCCAACATGAAATCATTACGAAACTGGATTGGGAAATCTGCAGCTTCAATCAATTCACCTTTGACTGGTAACAAGTCTAAAATTTGTTTCCATTTCGCTGGTAGTAGTTTTATGCGATTATCTATTTGTCTTAATAGTTTGTTTCGGTCATTAATCCAGTAATTATCTTCCTTGTGGAAAATTGAACCATTGAAAAACTTCACTTGGAACTCTTGGGCCAATGCTTCACTCGTTATGATCATGTCTTTTGGATCAAGATATAACTGTTCGCGAATTTCTTTCTCATTCACCGAATTAACCAATGCATGAATATCAGTAGCTGGCAGTGATTCTGCATAGACATCATTATTAATAAATTCAGCTATTTTCATTAATGTATCGTAATCAAGTTCGTACATTTCACGAACTGTCATCAAATGAGAATAGAGCGAACTGTTTCTTGCTCCTTCTTTCATGCCAGCAAGTACATTTTTAACTTTCACTGGCAATAATTCGAGTGGCAAAGTAGGCAGATCATCAAACATTTCAAATGTGCCATGCATTTTTCTAAGTTGGCCATTTTGTTTAATTGTTGCTGTTGATTTATTGCCTGTTTTGTAATCAACTAGTGCACCTGAAACCGTTAATTTCTTGGTCCAGTTTTTTAATAAAATTTTATGGCCATTGATTTGGACAGGTCGTTTATAGTAAAGGTGAATACCACGTTTGGTTTCAAAAGCCATAGTTGGATATTTTTCTAATATTTTACGGCCAATTTCTGGGAACTCATCAAAATCAACAACAACTGTTTCTTTGTTTAACAAAATAGCTGCGTTATCTAATTTTGATAAATCAGTATAGAAATCATCCAAACTTTTTTGGTCTGGCTTTTTCTCGCCTGGGCTTAATTTTATAAAATTTAACACACTATTTTTTCACCTGCCTTAGAAAATATTTTTTTCAATTTGGTTAATATACCACTGAACATCAATATCTTTTTTTGTAGCTATACTTGAAGATAAAAATTTATCTGGCGAACCTGGTAGTTTTGAATGTAAGTCTTTTTTTACTTGAAAAACACCACCGTATTTTTTGTTCGTGGTTGCAATTCCACACACAGTATTATTCATTCGTTTGTACGTTTGATTTACTCTTTGTTCGATGTGTTCAAAATCGCCTTGTAATTTACCAATATAATAAAAATCTTCAATGTCGCCATTTTTGAATTGCTGGATAACAAAATCTTGTGGTTTGATGTTAGCAACTACATTTGCAAACACACCAGCACTTACGATTGGCATATTATTAGATAAATAAGTAGGTGGCGCAAATATTCCTTTACGAATAAAATCACCATCAGTTGTTTGGAACACATAATCATTAACCGCTTTTTGCCATACCTGTTTTATTGATGTTACAGACACATTCACATGTAATTGTTCACACCAACGATTTAATAAATCCCGAATCAGTGGCTCCATGATTGGATTTATCTTTACAAGAATGCCGTCAGTGTTAGTTTGAATTAATTCTTCAACAAAGTGTTCCAAAACCAAAATCAAATGCGTAATGATTAATTGACCACTAACTGTTACTGAAAAAAACTTTTGTGGATCATACATAGCTGAATAAGGATTATTCATTGAGCCATTCACTGCGTTAATTAACGTCTTGTAAGTTAGTTTTTCTGTCTGAACCTTTTTATCGTACAAATCAGAAAAAGCACTAGGATTTTTTATACTTCTACTTAGAAAATTATTATTCAAAATAATAGTTGGAAAGAACTGCTTCACATCTATAAGTAAAAAATGTCCTTTTCCTTTGTATTTTTCTTTTGCTGCATGCAACCCACCAAAACCGTAGATATGCGTTAACCCTGCTAATGTCATTTTGAACTTTTCCGTTTTGAGTTTTTCCTCTAGCGTATTCTTATAATTATTTTTTATTGATTCATAGAAATTTAACACGCGGTCAGGTAGTTCGTTCTTAGGTACATTTTTATCAATATCAAAAAATAAAATATTGGGGCGCTTCGGCATTTTCTTAGCTTGTAAAATTTCTGCAGCTAAATTTGCACGTGTTTTTGTCACAGATCGCGGTGATAAATCAAATTCTTTCACTATCTCGAATTTTGTTTCTAAATATTCTTCACGTTCTTCAAAAATCTTTTCGCATACGTCAATTCGCTTCTTGCAAAATTCTTCTAACGTTTGCGCTGAAATATCCATACGTAAATTAAACGCTATTTCTTCAATAGTGCAATTTCTGGCTTCTTGGCTTAAATCAATACAAAGTTGTTTTTGTAAAAATGAACTTTTTCCATCAGTTAAAATTTTGGCCAAAAATTTATCTATTCCACGATGATTACCATAGCTAACAAGATAAGTGACAGATGAAAGAGCCTGTGTTAGGCTCTCTCTGTCATTTGCGATAGTATACGTGTTATCTGTTTTGAAAACTGCTAGCCAATCATTTTTGTTTTGGTACAACCAATAAAAAGTAAACATTGGCCAAGCCCCTTTCTTAATTTTTAAAATGGAATTTCTTCATCAGAAATAACAGACACATCATCGGCTTCTGATTCATCTTCATACGCAACAAAATCATAATTTTTATATGGTTTTGATGGGTCTTTTTTATTTGGTGATGAGGTAATCACTAAAATATATTGACTACCGATTACATCTTGAAAAGCTGCGGCAAGTGTTTCTTCATCTTCCCAATCATCATCAGTCAATTGCAAACCAACAACGCTTGCCAGTTTCCCTACTAATTTAATGTTTTTATTTAATACAAAAGACGGCACTGCGTTTTCATCAAAACCTAAGTTAATAAATTCCTTTCGCCCTGCAGCTTCACCAATAGTAACTTCATTCGCAAAAGACAAAGCTTCCCAACCACTATTGAAAATTTTATGCTCTACATTTTCCAACGTTACATCATATTCACCATCAGGAAGTCCATCAAAATCTCCTGCATTTGGATTGTCTGTTTTTGGATCGAATCCTGCCAATACTTCACTTGCTAAATCTTTTAATCCCATATTAAATTCCTCTTTTCAATATATTTTTAGTTTTATTTTTTTGTTGTCTTTTAAATTTTTGGTTTGATACGGCGTTGAACACTCGCTGTTTTTGCTGGTTCCACTTTAGATGCCGCTTGATTAACTGGTGCTGTCGCTTTTGCCTTTTGTTTAGTTGGCTTAGTTTCACTAACTTCATCAGTTGCTTTTTCACTGGGTGTATCTTCTACTGATTTCAAGATATCTTCGTTTTGCTCTAATTGCTTAACGATTTCATCTTGCTTTTTCTTCGTTGTTTTTGCTGTTCGTCCAAAAACTCCAGTGATAGTATCTAAAATTCCTAGAATGGTGTCATCATCAACTTGATCACGCATATAGTCTTTGCGACGTGCTTTTGCTACTCGAATATAATTCTTTCCAACTTTTTTACATTGAATAGATAAGTCACAATTACCATTTACAATATTTTGATGTTTTTCTTTCAATGAGGGAATCTCAATTTCTGTAGTCCCTTCAAGTTTTGTCGCATTTCTTGAAATGTAGATAACATTCATTGGTAATGATTTCAATTCAATGACCAGCTGTTGAAAAATGTTAGTAAATGCTGCATACCCTTTTCCGTAAGGAATATCACCCAAAGTTTCAACGTCTTCCTTATCACAGATATATTGCTCAATCATTACTACAATATCGTCAATTACATCAAGAACCACTGTTTCGTAAGTGTGTTTTTCAGTCTGTAGTGCAGTGATTAATTTATCTAGCTGATCAATCACTGAACGTTTAATCTTTCCGTTTGAATCTTTAATATTTCTAAGCTGAACGGATGGCACAGTGTTTGCTTCTGCATTTCCATCAGTGTTAAAAATGACTGGGTTTGGAAATTGTGAAGCTAGAAAAGATTTTCCGCCCATAGTAGGACCCCAGATAAAATAATTACGTGGTGTATCTTTTGGTGTTTGTGGTTTATTTTCTGGTAGAATACTCATATTTATTTTTCCTCCTTAAAAATAGCAATTTCACTAGGATGAACTGCTTCAATTTCCTCACGCTCAAACCAATAGACATTCACTGAATATTCAGGATCAGTTGTAAGTTCCTTAATCTCACCAATATCTCCTACTTCAGCATCTAAGCCCTTATCAAGTTTTGAAATTAACTTTACTGTTTGACCAACTTTTAAAATACTCATGCTAAAAATCCTCCTTCAACGATTTCTTTGCTACGTGCAAATTCTTCGGTCACTTGTGCTTCATAGTAATCACCAAAATCTTTATGGTTTTTAGAAACAATGTTTTGTTTAATCACTGATCCTTCGGTTTCATCAATAATTTTTTGAATTTCTTCTTCGGCTTCTTTCCGTGTAGTAGCATAAAATTTTCGTGTATTTTGTAATTTTCTAATCATGTTATTTTTCCCCTTTGCTTTCTGTAATTTTTATGGAACCTTTAACAGGCGACTCTTTTAAATACTTATTGTAAATATCAGGTTGTTCTTTTTTTAGTTTCGTACTATCTACAGATTTACGAGTGGTTGGTAGAATACGAGTAATCACAATGTCACCTGTATCAATCTTTTTGATATCTTGTTCTTCCATTTTTTTGTAAAGAAGTTCGCGGAACTCTTTTTGTTGTTCTTTTAATTGCTTAACTTTCTTGTTAAAGTCCAACATTTCAAGTTCAAAGCGTTCTACACGTGCAACTAATTTATTTACATCATTCCCGACAGAATAATATTCAGTTTCAGTCATATCAGGTTTTTCTTTTAAATATTCCACACGGATCCAAAAAGTTTCGATTGCATCCAGAATCTTTTCAATTTGTCCTTCATCGCGTTCAATTTCTTTAATTTTCAATAATGAAGAATCAAATTCTAAATCAAAATCTGTTGGTCTTTGATACATGGCCAACCAGCCATAGTCACAACCTGTTTGATGAAAATAAAGCTGCATTTGGGCTTCATATACGGCAACTGTTGGTTTTGTTCCATGAGTTTTAATCTCTAATAAAATTTCATTTTCGTTATCAATACCATCAACATTTGAACGAATATAGTCATCCTTATCTATAAATGTTTCTGGATGAAAATTTAAGCTATTCATAGTATTAATGTATTCACGTATAGCTGGCTCCATTTTGTTACCAAAGTTTATATACGGATTGCTAATTTGTTCTGGTACTACAATGCCAGCTTTTTCTTTGGCCAATTCAAATTGTGTTTTATATTTTGAAAGACCAAGAATAACTGGTACGTCTGAACCGCCGACATATTGTGTACGTTTTTCAGTTACATTTTTATCTTGTTTCTGCACACCAAACATGCTATTCCTCCTCAACAAAATCAACATTTCCTAAAATTTCCAATTCTCCATCTGGGTAAACATCTAACCAATCATGAGCACCAATAAAATTATTAAAGGCATTCAAACCTTTTGTTTTATGATGGTGATTTACTCCAAATCCTACTAATAAAATTTCACCTCGTGACGTTCTAACAACGTCATGATATTTAATTACTTTACCGTTTTTATCCGTTACTTCTTTTACACAGTTTTTATAATTTACATAACTCATTTTACTCATCCCCTACTCACTCCCCATTCTTGTAGTCATATACAATTCTTCTGAAAAATCTTCTTTGTTTTCTAAGGCTTGGTAAACGGCTTGCTCAATTGTCTGTTGCGTTATAAAACGATAAACCGTTACTTTCTTAGTTTGGCCATTACGATAAGCTCGCCCCAGCGCTTGACTGTAATCTTGATAAGAATAAGTTGGTGTATAGAAAATAACTGTATTCGCGTATTGAAGTTCAATTCCTGCGCTACCAGCCATATATTGGACAAAAGTGACACTATTCTTCAATGATTTCCAAGACTGCTTAGGCGGTAAATTTGAATGCTTTCCGTTTACTTCAAAAAATGTTTTATTTTTAATTTTTTCCTTCAATGCTTCAATTTCTTTTTGATAGTAATAAAAGATAATGATGTTGTTTTCTGTACCTTCACAAAGCATTTGGGCATAGTCTAATTTATCCTTTTGGTTCGCATAGTATCTCAACCCATGAGCCAATTTAGATGGCGTGTCGTATTCTTCATCACCTAGTACCCTATCTTTGGCCACAGTCATATACTCGTTACTCTTTTTGAATTTCACATCTTCAAAAATCAATGGTGGCAAGTCTAATGCTTCATCTTTTGATATTGAGATAGTGAAAGAATCATATTTTGAATACAATTTTTCTTCATGAAGCCATCCTTCAATCTTAGGTACTCGTCGTGTACCAAGATACATCGTCCCCCATTGTGCATGCTGATCATTCATTTCTTTTTTTGATTTGAAATAACCAAACATGATGAAATAGTTGTACGTATCTTCCCAGCCATTACTAGCTGGCGTTGCTGTTAAAAGAAGAAAATGACTGGATTGTTTTGTTAGTTTTGCAGCTGCTTTACCACGTTGTGAAGTTGAATTTTTGATATAATGTGCTTCGTCAAAAATGACAAACCAACCTTTATACAGTTTGTAACTATCCGTTAATTTCCCATAACTTAATTCAGTAAATGAAATTTCAATCTTGTAGAAATCACACACGGCCTGTATATCTCTTCGCCAGCCGCCTTCTTTGATTTTCTGCGGAGGTGCAACAATTAAAATTGGTTCACCACGTCCATATTTCAAATATTGATGAATAGCTGTGATTGTTTTTCCTGTTCCTGTATCCATTGCTAATAGATAATTGGCATCGATTGAATCAATTATTTTCTTTTGAAAGTCATATAACATTTCTTTGCTTGAGCATTGTGGATACATCGTCCACACTTCTTGCGACAATACTTATCCCTCCTGCTTGTTCGATTCTTTTCAGCTTGCTTTTTTGTAATGCACTGACAACCCCACCGCTTGGCCGCTTTACCTCAATAGCAACAAAATAACCGTTAACACAAGCCAAGACATCAGGTGTTCCTGCTGGTTGATACATAGAACCATGCACTTTCAAATAATAGGCACCTAAAGAATCGAGATATTTTTTTATCTGGTTTTCAACTTTCTTTTCTGGTCCACTCATTCAATAAAATCATTTAACGTTATGGTTAAACATTCCCACGCTTCAAATGCTTGAATTCCCTGTTTTCTAAGACAATTAACAAGTGTTGTTTTTCCCGTAGGCCCCTGCGGACCTTTCACAATGATTGGTTTTCCCCATTTATATGCTTTTAATATCTGCTCTTTTTGCTTCGATGTTAAAAAGTCAGGAAGGATTATCTTTCTATTACTCATCAACTTTCTCCTCCTAAACCTTTAACAACTTAATCGTTGTTTGTACTTCGTAAACTTGACCACCTAATTGTTCTGCTACAAAATTGGCGTACTCTAATCCGTTAGAGCTAACAACTTGAACAGATCTTCTGTCGTATCGTTCATTTTTTACAGTTGTAACAGGTTCATCTTCGTAAAAACGTTTTGCCTCGTTTACGTCGCTGGTAAACTCAAAGCCTAGATACTCACGGTTATTCCCTTGGTAACTTCTTTTGATATAAAGTTTTCCAATTTTAATGACAAATTCTTTTTCCATGTGTTACACTTCCTTTGTACAGAATATTTATTTAATGGCTTACTTCGTTGGCGGACGAGGTAGGCTCTTTTTGTTTTGCTACATACAACTGATAAGATATATCTATCTGTTTCTTCATCGCATCATGCCAATTTTTATTTACTTTACTTTTATCAGGCATTGTATTAATAACACCCTTTTTTCGCAATTCACATATTTTAGTAAGCAGTTGACTTTTTGTTCTATTCAACATATTTGCTAAATAATCCGCATTTTTAACGTAACCGTTCTCGTCAAACTTAATTTCTGTTATCAACAACTTAATATCTTCTGTTGTATAAGGACGGTGTCGTATTGGTTTTAAAAGGCCATCTTTAAATAAACGTGTCATTCTAGTTGTAATAGCTGCTTCTGTTCGGTTTAATTCTTGCGCAATAACAGCAATCGGGCAGCCTGATTTATACATAGAAATAATACGTTTATCTTCTATGCAACTATAAGATGCCGCAGGAGGATTTATTGGATCATCCCAATAAACTTCGAAAAGATGTCCTTCTTTTCGCATACATACAACTTTGTTATAAATAGTCTTTTTATTACGATTAATTAACTTTTCTAATTCATGATAGTTACAAACAAACCCTCTGTGATCATACTTAACATTTGCAATAAGTAATTTTTCCTCCTCAGGAGTCCATTTTTTCGCCATCACCTAATACCTCCATATCCCCTTTATTGATTGGAACCAACTGATAAATTTCATACTTATCACCACTAGTTCTTAAATGATTGGCTACCTTTTCAGAAAGCATAAATGCATTTGTACTTGTAGTGTCTCTAAGTATGCAAATATCGCTACCTCTTTTTAAAACTATTCCATCCTCAACAAATGCTACATACTTTTTATTTTCATCCATCAACTAACACCCCACTTCATTGAGCATTTTTTGATAAGCAGCTTCGTAACGCTCTAGTTCTGCTTGAAAATGCTTTAGCGTGCGGAGGTCTTGCATTGTCGGATGCTTTGCACTTTCGTGACGTACTGCATCTCTTAACGTTTCAATCTTTTCTCGTACTGCTTCACGTACTAAAAAAGCTTCATTAGCTGTTAACATAGTTTTTTCTCCTTTCATTTGGTGTAACAAAGCGCCTGTCCTACTATCTTTAAATATTTGTCGTGAGTTCATTTGTTGAATGGTTAAACTATTTATTCGATTTTCAGCTTCACTTAATCGCTCACCAATTATCCAATTATGAAAACACAAGATAGCTACTGGAATTGCGACTATTCCTATTACGTCGAATACATTCATTTACTTCACCTCGCGATCTTCAAGCGCTAAATCATAAATTAAAAGCCAAATGATAAAAACCGCTATATAAATGTTTTGGATTAATGGTCCAATATTTCCACCTACCAATAGACCTAGTCCGAACACAACCAACAGTGCCGCTATACGTCTTAAGTGATATATTTTTTTCATATTATTTCCTCCCTAAATTTCGCTTGCCCAAGATTTATCTTTTTTGTGATAGAAGCCATCTGCGACACTCTTCTTTGTCGTAGAACTTCCCTTGCTTACTTACTGATCCATGTGGAAGACCTAGCTTCTCCCATTCCCTTATTGTTGTTGTGGATACATTGAAATATTTTGCAATCTCTGTTTGATTTAAGACTCGCTTATCAACTGCCGTATCTCTTCGTACTTTTTCTATTTCATCTACAATAATTCCATGTACAAAATCTCTTAGAGAAGCTTCATTTTCTGGAGTTAAAATCACTTCCACTTTTACCTATACCTCCTATCTAATATCTAATATTTTTTTGATATTCCGAACTTGCTCTTCTGAACGTCTACGACCATGAAGAATATCTGATAAGTACGGACTTGAAATCCCTAATTGTTTCGCTAACCAAGATTGGTTTTTCCCTGCACGAATTAGTGCTGCTCTTACTTCGATAGCTAAATCTTGTGACATTTAATTACCTCACTTTCTTTTTTTGATATACTTTCCTTATCAGCAAGTGGTCTGCTGAAATAACTGATAAGGTGGTGAAATATTATGAGTGTTTACGCTATTACCTATGATTTGAAAAAACCAAATCAAGATTATGATGCTCTGAATGAAAAAATTAAATCACTTGGAGCTTATTCAAAAAGATTTGATTCATTCTGGTTAGTAGATTCATCTTTAAGTGCATCTGAAATTCGAGATAAATTAAAAACAGAAATCGATTCAAGTGATTCGTTGTTTGTGATTCAAACAAAAGAACACTGGGCTTCTAGGAATCTAGCCAAGGGTGCCATCGCGTGGCTAAAAAGCGAATCTAGAACTTTTTAATCATTGTTTGAACCCGTTGTTTTGTTAGACGGGTTTTTTTTAACTTCAACGTGGATAACTGATTCATCAATAATTTCCATAAGTAAACTAACCAATTCAGCTTTGCTTAAATTTGAGTATTTTTCCCCTTCGTTTAGTTCTGTCACAATCAAATCCATTCCCTTCACTCCCTTTCATCTCTAATTTGTAAGCTAAAAAATTAGCTAATTTTATAAAATTTATTGACTTATTCTATAATGTTTTGTAGAATAGGTGCATAGCTAAATAAGACTTTTTAAGCCTAGTAAAACAACACTTTTTACCGTTCCCCAACGATTTTTTAGTTTGTTTCTTGGTTTTATTTGCGAACTTATTAGCTAATAATTTAGCTTACGGACATAGTATATTAAAAAGTTTTGTAGATGTCAAATGATTTTCTACATTTTTTTATAGAAATTTCCGAAGCTTACGGAGGAAAGCTTGATATGACTGTATTTGATAGAGTAAAAAAATTAGCAGATAGTCAGAAAATATCTATTGTCGAACTTGAAGAAAAGTTAAATTTCAGTCGAAATTCATTATACGCTTGGAAAAAAAGTAAACCTTCTATTGATAAATTAGAAGCTGTTGCAAATTATTTTGGAGTTTCAACAGATTATTTATTAGGTCGTGAAGTTTCTAATAAATCAAAGCAATCTGATGATTTAGATGATGTACTGGATAACGTCATGAGTTTTGACGGTGAACCACTTGATGATCATGACAGAGAAGTTATTCGTGCATATTTAAAGGGTAGATTCGGGAAATAAGTCAAAGGTTGTGCTTATATGAAAAGTATCAAAGAGTTGGTAGAAGAATATAATGTGGAGTTAGTTTTTACTACTTTGAACAAACGCGCATGTTTCGACCCTACCTACGGTATCATATTTGTAAATCAAAATTTAACACCATCAGAACAAGAAGAAGCAATATATCACGAGTTAAAGCATGTAAAAGACCATGTGGATATAATGGAATTGTATAAAATTCCTGTTTTCCGTTCTAAGATGGAATCCGAAGCAGAACAATATATGTTTAGAAGCTTAATCGAAAAATATGAAGGACAATACAATTACTCAAATGTTATAGCTCATTACAACTTAAAAATGGGACAAGAAGTTTATTTGAAATAAAAAAGTCCGTGCTGGGAACACGGACTTAAACCTCATTTAGAGATTTACTGACAAGCATATTATAACAGAAATGAGGATTAATTTAAAAATGAAAAAAATTGTTACTTTAGGTTTATCATTATTACTGCTTACTGCTTGTTCTAACGAAACTAAACAGGTTTCAAAGCAAAACTCAAGTTCTACCTCAATTACATCTGAAAAGAAAGATATTTCTGATTCTAAAAAAATTAATAGCTCAAGTAGTGAGTCATCAACTATACATTATTCAAGTACACAAACAGATGAAACAACACAAAAAGAATTAGGCGGGTCTACCTATTCCCAAATTTTAGAGACTTATACTCAAAAGTTGACTACAACTACACCTATATTGATTGAAGAACTGCGAAATGAAGGAGAACCTATAAAAGGCAATGTTTCAGCATTAGCTGAGGTTTTAAACTCTAAAATAGGAAAATTAGCAGATATTTCAAATACTGGAATTTCGGAAATGGCAAACATACAACTTTCTAATAAAGACGACTATTCATTATATGAATCTTGGGCAAATAAACTAACAGATGTTTATACTGCTGAAGCAAATAAGTTAACAGACCTGTACACCGAATTAGCTGCTGTTGACACGGAAATTTCTACATCACAACAACCATTGCCATCTACTCAATCATCTTCAGTAATTGAACAACCTCAAAGCTCTGAATCTGAACAACCTGTATATGACAAAGTACGAAGCGGTGAAGGAGCTCGACAAGTAGCTGAAAGAAATGGCTTAACCTTAGAACAACTATTATCATTAAATCCAGGCATTGACAACTCTGTTTTTTATCCTGGTCAACCACTACGAATTAAATAAATTAGAAAGGAATATTAAAAATGCCAACTACTAGAACAATGCCCGATTATGGAGAAAAAAGAAATGGTGGCAAAGGAGCACCTCCTCCGCCACCTACTCGCCCACAGCCTCGTCCATAGGCACTATATACAATTTCACTTTTTTCTCATAATCAATCAAAATATTTATATCATTATTTTTAAATAGAATTTCAACTGCTTCGACAGTTCGTCTTTTTTCAGGTTCTTTTGGTGCATATAATAGTAACTCATTGTATTCATCCGTATTATATTGATAAACATTTAAATAGCCAGAAGCGATATAGTTGTTTGCAAAATCAAAAACATAGATGTATTGATGATAAGAATTATCCAACGCAGTATCTCTAATTGCTCTATGTGTAAATTCTAGCTTACCCTTCTTTTTTCTAAGTTTATTTATCCAAGAAAAAAAAGATAAAATTGCTTTAGGTAAAACGAACAACCCAATTACTAATACTAATACAAATGATAGTATTGCAGCCGCAATTTGTTGGATGTACGGTTCCATATTCGACAAATTGTAAGAAATGATACTTTGAGCTAACAAAAATACAGCTAAATTAATGGCTGACAATATTGATACTACTGCTATTTTTTCTTCTTTTTGTGCATTTGATAAAACTAACAAGTCATTACTCTTAATTAAGAAATAGGTAAAATATCCTGTAGCAGTAGATTGTATAAGTACTGCAAAAATATTTAAGTATTCAATAACCATCATAGAAAACCCCTTTACAATTGGATGACCTCTTCATAGGCCAATTATAGCATAATTTCTTCTATAAATCCCCCTCTCTGGCGAGTCTAAGCGTGTTCGATTCATGCTAGGGGCTTTAAAATTTAATAAGGAGGTGCTAGAAATTTGTCATTCCTTCTATTCGCTTGCCCAAGTGGAAAGGATAAGCAATGGCAACTTTTAAACAATATACAAAAAAAGGGAAAAAATACTGGAAAGTAACTGCCTATTTAGGCGTAGATTATTTAACTGGAAAACAAATTAATGTCACTATCAGAAACTGTAATACAAAAAAAGAAGCACAGCTCAAGCTTAATCAAAAAAAATTAGATTTTGATAATGGAAATCTAGCTAACGAGCATACTCATTTAACCACTTTTGAAGAAGTTTATTATATGTGGTTGGACGAATACAAAAAAACAGTTAGGGAATCCACATTTATAGCTACTGAACGACGTATGAAAAAACACATTTTACCCACATTCGGGAAAATGCGACTTGAGCGTTTAACAGTCAAGACCGTGCAAAAATCTGTTAATGAATGGTATAAAAAGAATGAAATGGGAAAAGTACTTTTGAGTTATGCTTCTCGTGTTTGTGACTATGCTGTTGGTTTAGAAATAATAGATTCAAACCCATTTAAGAAAATAACTAAGCCTAGTTCGCTAAAGAAAATAGAAAAGAATACAAAAAGAAAGTTCTATACAAAAGACGAACTGGAACATTTCTTAAATACAGCTGATAGCATTGCCAATCAAGCCAAAGAAGAAAGTTTAGTTCTAAAATACTATGCTGACTTAGACTGTGCTATTTTTCGCTTACTTTCTTTTACTGGTATACGTGTTGGTGAAGCTTTAGCATTGAATTGGAATGATATTGATTTAAAAAAGCAGGTAGTTAATATAAATAAAACTACTGCTATCAGTACAAATGGATTGACTATAAACGATCCTAAAACTTCCAATTCTATTCGTAAAATTTCTTTTGATAACAAGACTGCTTATATCTTAAAAAAATGGAAACTTAGACAGCGTGAGGCTTTAATGAAAAAAGGTGGGTTTAAAACACAACTTATTTTTACAAAAATTGATGGTACCATGTTCCGAAGTCAAGACATTTACCAACGTTCCAAAAGATTGGCAGAAAAAGCTAACTTACATTCTATTGGTTGTCATGGTTTTCGGCATACACACGCAACATTATTATTCGAATCAGATAATGTTAGGTCTAAAATAATCCAAGAACGTTTAGGACATTCTTCTTTACAAATAACTATGGATACTTACACTCATGTTTCTGATGAAGTTACTAAAGAAGCAACAGATGCTTTCAGTAGCTATGTAAATTTTTAAAATAGCAAATCTACATCAATAACTAAATCAGTAAATTCCTAACAACAAAAAAAGAGCCTAGAACCCTTATAAAGCAAGGATTCTAGGCTCTGTCTAACTAAATTATTTAGTTTCACGGTGTAATTTTTCTACAACACCATATTTAGACAGACTAGAACTCACAAGGGTTTGCGTAATATCATTTTAATTCAAATTAGCAAAATAGACTATAACAACAAGATAAAATCTACATCAAAAAATAAAAAAAGGCAAGCGAATAGACATGTAAAATATACCGAATAAATAAAAAATCCCTACCTCTCACAGTGAGAAGTAGGGATTTGCTTATTTCTTAATAATTCAATGTTTGACCAGGATAAATCAAGTTAGGATTTGCTAATCCGTTTAATGCAGCTAAGGCTTGATAAGTAGTGCCGAGTTTGGCTGCAATACTTGATAAATTATCACCGTATTGAACTGTGTAAACGTTGCTTACTGCTGATCCATTTACTTTCAAAACTTGGCCAGGATAAATTAGATTTGGATTAGCCAATCCATTTAATGCCGCCAACGTTTGATAATCTGTTCCGTATTGGTAAGCAATACTTGATAATGTTTCGCCGTATTGTACTACGTGTGTTGCTTCTGGTTGCTTATCAGGAACTGTTGCTGCATCTGGCAATAATTCAATATCGCCTTTGCTGATCCATGACAAGATACCTTCAAGCAATACTCTGCTCTCAGTTACTTCTTGCACTTTATAGCTGTTTCCTTTTACCCATTGCGGAATAGCTTCGCCAGTTGCCCAAGCATCAACACTAAATTTCACTTTAACAGTGTCGCCCACTTTAACATCGGAACTTGGCGTATTTTCTACTTCTTTACCTTCCTCAATAGCTGGTGTGTTTGTTGCTGGTTGGTTATTCTTTGTATAACCATTATCAGTAATACCTGTTAAATCAATGTTACCATCTAGCCCTCCTGCAACGTAGGTTGACGTGAACTGAAAAATACCGATATTTTCAAATGAAGGAAAATAATTGTAATTTGGATAAGGTGTCACTTCATAATCTGGATATTCTGCCATCCATAATTGATACTTCTTTGCAATTCGTGATAAATCATAAGATGAAGTAAGATACCCTTTGTATCCGTAAAGCATCGGTGTATATCCAGCCTCTTTGATATAGTCTAACGCCCATAGCGTTACATCCGTCGATTGAACGCCGTCTTCCGCATCTAAGGCGACAATTGATCCCTTTGGTGTTTGAACTTTAGGTAAAAAGTAATCTAATACTTGCTTTGCATTTTCGTAGGTAAGGACGTTTTGCCACCATACATACGTATGCGCTCGTTTACCTTGAGCAATCGTACTAGCTACTTGACTAGAATAAGTAACTTGATCATAAATCCCATAGTTGTTTTGCCCACCAATTTGTGAAATTGAGAATTTATCATGTGCATAACCAAATGTTGCTTGATACCCATTCCAAATAGACAAATCAACGCCTTGGTCTCCTTTTGCAGCAAATGTGCTAATTGGTGATACAAAAAATAAGACTACCAGTAACGTTGCCAATAGTTTCTTTTTCATTTATTTATCTCCTTTCCTATCTGATAATCCAGGTGTTGTGGGATCTGTCACAATACCTAGAATAGTTAGCACAACAAATAATGCATTAACAACATCTAACAGTTGCTTATTAATCATTTCAATTTGAAATTTATATCCAAAAGGAACTGCTACTACTTGAATTAATAATAGAACTGCTGGAATAATCGAAAGCCAAAATTGTTTGTTCTTTATTCTTGATTTCCAATTAATCATTTTTATTTCCTCCAATCCCTCTAAAGAGGGTTTTATTTTGCTCTTCCAATCGGCTAATGCGTATTTCATGGTTATTTAAACGTTCAACAGCTTCCTTTAGTTCTTTCATGCTATCTTCTAATTGAGAAAAGACATGATAAAATTTCATTAATGCGAAAATAATTCCGCCTAAGAATGTAATCACTGCTAACCATTGTTCTACTGTTAAGTTCATCCTGCACCTACTTTCTACTTACAAGAAAAACCGCTTAGCTTTCGCTAAACGGTTCTCCACAAATTTTTGTGTATTCTTCTTTTGTTAAGCAATTCATATTCACGTAATCTACTAAATCTTGTTTTGTATAACAATTCCAATCATACAACTGTTTAATATTATCGAAACCTGGAAAAGCATTCGTTTTCATCTTATTCCGCTCCTTTCGTAAGTTCAGCGACTTGTTTCATCAATTCGGCAGTCATTCTTTGTGTTTGTTGAATAACTTGATTCTGCTGAGAAACTTGCTTCATTAATTCCGCATTTTGCTTTTGTAAAAGTTCTAATTCCGTAGGTGGTGTTGGCTCTGGTTCTGGCACATTGTCAGGATCGTATATTAAGCTTGTTCCGTCCCAGCGATAATTAAAGAAATCTGTTGGTTCTTTTTCTACTTCAATCTCCAATAAATCAGGTTGTTGGATTAACGAATAGCCCTCTAAAAATCCTTCTTTGTTTACAATCCAAATTTTCATGTTCTCTTTCCTCCTACCATTCATAAATTTCTATCAAGATTTTGAATTTGTTCGCAGCGTTACCATTCAAATCATTCCCTTTTATATTAGTATCTCTAACGTAAAGATACTTCACTCCTGTTTTTGTGCCATTGTAATTTGCTGTTGGAAAAACAATACCTGTTGCGCTATATTTTTTTACATGTCGTTTGTGTATAAATAAATATTGGAATTCTGTTTTTGTTGAAGCATCGTTTTCCGCATTTGTAAAAACTAGTAACCACCCATTTGCACACTCACTAAGTTTTTTCTTAGGTGTTACTGTTTGCGAACCATTCATAAACCAACCACCAGACCATAACTCATCTATTGTCGGTACCTTTAAATACGCTTTATCCGTATCTACTTTAGTTGGATACGATTCAAGCCCATCAATTGCGGCAGTATGTGTTTTAAGATAGACTGGTTTTCCTTTTTCTTTTAATTGAACAATATCTGTTGTCATTACACTTCTCCTACCTTTTCAAATGTAATTGCTGGCAATCCATCTAGCTTTGTTTTATCTTCTTTAGACATCAAGCCATTTTTCATTGAGGTTGCAACGTCTGTCGTTGTTGCATTTTGCCCTGCTGGACCTTGCGGACCAACGTCTCCTTTATCTCCTTTTGGACCTTGTGGACCTGGGTCTCCCTTTTCACCTTTCAATACTTCTGGTTTCCCTTCCACAGCATTCCAATGTGTTTGAGGAAATACCTGTGTTCCTCCTTGTTTTACTTTAACAATATCTGTCATTCAACTTCCCCTACTCTCTCAAACGTAATATCAGGTATTCTGTCAATGGCTTCTTGAACTTTTTGGTCAACATATTGTTGATTCACTCCGCCGCCATCGCCACCACCAGTTGCTGAAATAACACCATCTTCTGAAATAGAAATATTCGCTCCAGCAGTATAACCTTTCAACTCTTCCAGTTTCGATTTTAGTTCAGTGGTGAAATTTTGATCTGTTTGCTTTACCGCAGACAACGTTCCGTCTTCTGTAATTTCTAACAGTTGGCCAACCTTTATTCCGCCCAGTTCATCTGCGGTAGCGATTGGAAGAATGTACACGCCTCCCTCGCCATTTGACAACCGTTGAAACATTTCAGCAGTGATAATACCGTCTGTTTCTTCTGTCGCATAAGGAAGTTCTGTCAGAGCATTTTCTAAGCCTAGATCTGCTTTAGTGATAATTACTGCCCCAGTATATCCATTAACAGATAATACTTTTGATTGACCCGCAATAATTTTTTCTAATCCTCGAACAGCGGATGCATGTGTAATAGGATAAAACTGACGTTCCACGCCATTTTCATCGGTTTCCATCATTCGTTTTGCTTTAACCACTTATTTCACCCACTTTTTCAAACACATAAGCGTTCTGTTTTGTATCATCAACTGTTGCGATAACCAATGCCCCATCGATCGCAGGATAATCAACTGTTCCAACAATTTCTGTTTCATGATTCAGTGAAAAAGCATCATCTTGTAAAATAATCAAGTCACTTATTTCGCCATATTCTAACGTATATAAGCGTTTCTCTAATTTCTGATACAAATATTCCATATCTGCCAATAAACGTTCAGAAATTGAATTATGGCGCACTCCTTGAATGTCTACACGTGCATCCATTAGCTCGGCTAACATCGTACCGCCAGGATCAATCGTTTTTAAAATATCTTTGATTGATTCGAACCATGAAGTGAAATCTGTTTTTTGCGCATCTCGCCACGCTTCGAACTCTTCTTTTCTAGCATTCATCCAATCAGTAAAATCACCCTTATTTTCGTTGATAAAAGCGTTCATGTCCGCGATTAAATCTTCAATGGACTGCCAATAAGAACCCATTTCACCTTCTGTTTTCGAAGCAGCATTCACTACAAAGTAAGAAAAGTTTTGCGTTGCACCAATCAGGTTATCACCTTTATGAATACTGAAATATGCTTCTTGTCTGTGTAACGACTGCATAGAATATTCATCAAAGGTATACTGAATAATCCCTTTTTTGGCATTCACAATTTTTGCTGAACGTTGAATCGGATATTTATTATCAATAACCGATTCAAAAAAAACTTCGCAACCTGTTAAATCAAGTGGCAAAGCATTTTCAACTAGTATGGCTTCTAAGACTTCTGTGTTTCGATTTCCTTGTCGTACATTCTGAATCCCAATGTAATTGTAAGGTTCAGTTGTACTTAGCGTTGCTTGCCATTTAACCATTGAAAAATCCTCCTTTCGTTATTTTGGTGGAATAACAATCGATTGAATAGAATTAGCAAAATATAATCGGTCATATTTTGCGACAATTTGCCCTTGCTCGGCGTTCTGTTCTATGGTTTGGATACGTCCGTTATTTAAGCCGTAAATCACGCATAGCAATAGGTAAGCCTTTGATTGTCTATTACCTTAGCTAATGATAATAGTTCGCTCTCCGGCTTTTCCCCCATAGCAATAGGTAAGCCTTTGATTGTCTATTACCTTAGCTAATGATAATAGTTCGCTCTCCGGCTTTTCCCCTGCTCCACACCGTACATGCAACTTTCACCGCATACGGCGTTCCAACTTCTTCTTTACTTCAAATGAATTTCTGCTAAATTACATTCTTTTCGATATTTGTTGAGTTTCTTCAATTGCTTTTCATTTAACTGAAGCACATTGAAATATTCTTCAATCGTTTGCTTTGTTTTGGCATGGATTAATTTATGAATCCACTCGTGAACTATGACTATATTTTGATAATCATCAGTTCCTCCTTGCTTCTTAGGTACTATATGGTGTCCGTGTGCTATCTCAGAGGTTAGAAATTCTCCTGTAACAGCACACTTACCATTTTGCATAGAGTAACGAGAGAGTTTATTATCCAGAAATTCAATAGATTGATTTTCTGAATACTTTTGACCCATTTTTATCAATTCTGAGCCTATTTTTGGTTTTAACATTTTGATACGCTCTAGTCTTCCTTGTTCGGTGTAATTATTTACTGTTGATCTAAATGGCCATGCTTTATCCCATTTAATACATTCAATTGGATAAAGGTACTCTCCATTTACTCGAAAAGTTCGATGGTTCAAACTGTAAATTTTCTTGTACACCAAAGGTGGACTTCTAGGTATTTCATATTTCCCAATAAATTTTAAACGATTGAATAGGGCTGGCAAACAAGAGTAATATATATCTGAAAAGTCTAGATTTACTCTAGTTGCTTTTTGATAATAATTTTGAATTCCTTTGACAAATAAATTGTAGTTTTTGATATTTTCAAATGTCGGATAACGTTGAATTCGTTTTACTCTTTGACGGACGTCTTTCTTTATTTTCTTTTTGGCTTTTCTAGATACTCTGGAGATAGAAACATATTTCCCTTTTCTTTGCTTTTCAACTTTTATCTCAAAGCCTAGAAATTCTGAGTATCGTTTCCTCAAATTCGTTATTTTTGATTTTTCTTTTGAAATATCTAGTGAAAGTTGATTTCTCAAATATCCTTTAACAGCATGAAATATTTTGATTGCTGATTTTGGAGTATTTGTAAAAATCTTGAAGTCGTCCGCATATCTAACGATATGCATTTCTTTTAATTTGGTTTTCTTTAGAGCACTATACATATACGCATTATCTTTATAAGGGTATCTGCTTTGAAACGTTTCCCATTGATTAGCAATCCACCAATCTAAATCATTTAATACTACATTAGATAATAAGGGAGATAAAATCGCACCTTGTGGTGTTCCTTTATCTAGAGAGCCAATTCCTTTAATGGGAGCTTTTAGCATTTTAGAGATAATCGCCAGTACACGTCTGTCCTTTACACCAATGGTATACAGTTGTTTAATCATTTTTGAATGACTAACATTGTCAAAGAATCCTTCTATATCTACATCAACCACATAATGACATTTACAAGCGTAGGCAACAAAGTTACACCTAGCAATTGCATGTTCTGTCGAGCGGTTTTGTCGAAATCCATAAGAGTGTTTGTAAAATTGTGCTTCACAAATAGGTTCAAGCACTTGTTTAAACATTTGTTGAATCAACCTATCTCTCATTGTGGGTATTCCTAAAGGCCTTGTTTTTCCATTGGGTTTGGGAATTTCAACCCTTCTAACCATTTCTGGCTTGTAATCAACTAAACTCTCTCGAATTTCTCGAATAAACTGAGCCTTATTCTTCATTTTATAATCTGAGATTGTTTGATTATCTACACCAGCTGTTTTTGAGCCCGTGTTTGATTTAATTATTCTGTAGGCTAACAATATATTTCGTTCTGATATAATAATATCGAACAAATTGATTCCCTTTGTTCGATTCTCTAAACTTCTTTGATATAACCAATCAAAAGTTTCTTGCATATTGTAATACTCATAATATCTTAATTCAGTACTCACCGATGGTTACTTCTCCTATTCTAAATAGTCCCATCCTCTTACCAGACCCTGTGAGTTTCATTTAGCAGTATTCATTTTTCAAAGAACAAGTCTTGGGGCTATCCCTCCACGTTCATTACACGCTTCATCAGTACTGTGCCCCTACTCTCACGAGAATTAAGAAATTTCGATTTGTAAAATCTTATATTCAACACTCCGATAACAGTCGTTTGGCATAAGTGTTTCTCGCTTTCCACGTTCCAATAGTTCTAGCTTTGCATATCTACCCTTAGGTGCTTACTGTGGACCTGAATATTTATAGTTTCATTGTTAACTATCCCGAATTTCATAACACAGACTCTTACTCTTCGGTAATATTCCTTACATAACGTAAGCCGTTTTCTTTCGATAAACGTCGGACTATAGATCCGTACATTCGCAAGTTCGTCAGTTTCTCGCTGGAAACATTCTCACCATAGATAGTTTATAGCGTCCCGACCTATCCTCTGCCTTATGAACTGTACATTTCACTTAGGCATTGTTCAGCCGACTTCACCTAACTTCATACCTGGAATTTCTGTTAAAATTTCACGCATGTAGGAGTATCAGACTAGTTGTTTCAGCCAACATGACGGCTTTCATTCCAACTATCGAACTATTAGTTATCATTTATCCAGAAGGATAAATTCTCCCATTTCATGTTTATACATTTATAGGGAAACGTGTCGTACCCGTTATCATTTATCCAGAAGGATAAATTCTCCCATTTCATGTTTATACATTTATAGGGAAACGTGTCGTACCCGTATTTCCATACTCATTTCCCACCTTTCTTATAATTCCTTACGTTAGGCTTCAGCTGGGCCAAAAAGCCCAACTGATACCATAAAATATATTTTTTTTATCTATGCAGTTCGTAAAAGACTGCCTAGTATTGGATCAAATTGAATCATTCCAAATTCTGAAAATGCAGGGTTCGTCGTATTAACTACATACACATATTGCCTATAAGATTCTAAATCCCTGTGACAGTAAAGCCAATCACTAGTATCGCGTCCAACGTAGAATAATGATAAAAATCTCTGGCCATCCGCTGTTTTATTTTCAGTTACATAGTACACCAGGAAGCCATACTTCTTTTCGGCCGTCTTTATGATTTCCTCTATTTCTTCAGTGACTAAAATATTTTCACCTTGAAAGTAATTGCTGGTGTAATGGCATTTCCCTGTTTCCATGAACTCATCAATGACAGAACTTGATAGGTCGGTAAGCATCATTCTATACCATGCTTCTTTTTTTAGAGTTTCGTTGGCCATTGTCGTATTACTTAATCTTCTCATTTGTATTCCTCCAAAAGCAATATTTTTTTTAATTCGTTACTGTTAGATAATTGTTCTATTCTATGAGTTGCAATGAATCCTTGCCATAACTCCATCGTTATGGCAGGAACCCATTGAATATTTTTCTAAGGAACGCTATACTTATTCATGACTATAAATAGTTAACGTCCTAGAAATCTTTTGTCTTCAGCAAAAGGTTTCTTTTTTTGTGCTTTCAGCTGCAGGATCTAATAACTTATTAATAAATTCCTTATCTGCATCTGTACAAGCCGGATAATAGTTAGAAATGAAGAAATCTCCATTTTCGTCAATTTCTAGTGCTACTTTTCGCAACCCTTTAACGAAATAGAATATCGGCTTTTTCTTCCATTGTGTTACTGCACCGCTTTCTATCAGTTCTTTTGTTTTCTCACTCATCACCTTATTTTCATCCGCTTCTTTCATTTGTTCCAGGGTCGCAATTTTATTTTTTAGTTTCGTGATTGCTGCGCCGTAGGTTCTCGCCTTAATGGCAGGCTTCGTCTTGTTATAAGCCTTTGCTTTCTCGTTGGCTTTTTCAAGCTCTTTTAGTTCATTTTTAAAGTAGTCAATGTTATTGACGCTTGTTTTTGCGCCAACCGTCGCATAACTTGATTTACCGACCACATGAACGTCTTTAATTAGCTCGTTTTTTTCCTTAAAATCTTCTACCTTTTCCAGCATTTCCACTCTTTTTTCTTGTTTTTCTTGTTCCTTCAGTAATTTAATTGCTCGATCATGATAGCCATTTACTTTCTTATAAATGTCCCCACGGCCAATAATGTTAGGCTGTCCAAAAGGGATACGGTCATGTTCCGCCCTGATTAAGTGGTGCATTTCTTCGCTTTCTCTTTTTAGTCGTTGCAATTTTCCTTGTGCTTGTTCAAGTCTAGTCATTTTTACTCGCCTCTTTCTGTTTTTTATTTTTTTCAAAACTCATTTTTTTTGAAGATTTAGGAAGGGGTGCTTCTTTTGAACTTCGTTGGTTCGGTATTTTTCTGTGGTCCTCTCCTTTCTTTGTTTGCTGTTATGATCCATTTCTTCAGTGAGTTTGAGGTTTTGGGTGCGCAGAGAACAGACATCAGACACAAAGAAAACACAAGGGCGAGCTTGCTCGTGCATTTTACCCTTGTGTTTTCGACTGGCTGTTGTATGATTCGCAAGTACACAAGGCCGGCTCACTGAAGAAATGATAACCGCAATAAGAGGACGAGTGACAGAAAAATGCCATAGAACCAACGCCTTTTTTCTGTAGCAGTGAAACTGCTTCAGAAAAAACTTTAATCTGTGAAACGCTTCCTTGTGGTCTCACAAGGAACAACTCGTGTCAATGTCCTTTTCCGTTAAACGAGGAACGAGTAGGAAAAGGAAACGTTCCCCAGTCGGCACGAATGGGAATAGAACGTTTAATTGACTCGTGTTGAGTGCAGCAGAAAATCCATTGGTTTTGGAGCAAGGGCGACTGCACCGCCGCGGAACAATGGATTTTGTCCTAGATTTCGGTTAGGAATGCTAAGAAAACTCTTTTCTTAGCATTCCTAACGTTTAATCTTTACCTCTTTTCTCTACCGCTTGTTTTCGTTTGTTTAGGAAGGTATGGCTGTATGAGCGACTTGTTTCCAACGTTCAACTGCTTGTTTTATCTTTTCTGGTACTTCCTGACGGTTACATTTTCCTTGTATTTGTATAACCTGTTGATTTCGATATTCTAATGTGAAGTAAGGCATATCTGGCTTTTCTTTTCTTCGGATAAAAACAATCGTTGTTTTTCCTTGTGTATGTCGTTCGATATAATGTTGACTGCCCACACAATGGCGTAGAATACTTCCTTCTTGAATGATTTCTTGTAATGAATGTGGTGTGAGAAAAAGCAAGTCGTCAATTTCAGCTTCTAACGCTTTAATTTGGTTTTTCCGTTCTTGATACTGCTTTTCTTCAATCTCACTTTTCAAAAGGTTTAGCGTGTTCATAGCGTTATCGTGAGCTACTTGTAAGTTTTCTGGATACAATACACTATCGTTATTAAGTGGGGTGTTCAACTCTTCTAGCATGTGTAAGTAGTCCATATAGTAGTCAAAACGTTCCCCTTTTCGCATAAACCATTTTTGAAACTTGGTTAAATTCACCTCTTTCGGTAATTGCTTGATTTGCGAATAATGTACGTACTTTTCTATTTCGTTTATCATAGGCGCATTTCGTTCTTTTAACGTTTTTTCTAACATGAATTCATGAAAGGTTGGATTGCTTGTTTTTAATTTTTGCTTATTCGCTTTTAGCCATTTCTTAGTAATTACTCTCATATCTGCTTTATGAAAATACAGTCCAAAAACGTTGCGATAGTCGTCAAAAATGATTTCATTCGCAAGAGTTGTTGCGCCTATCTTTTGTAAAAATTCGATTTCGTTTCGGTATTTATAAATATGTGCCAGTTCATGGCGCTCTATTTCAGGTAACTGTAAGTACTTTAACTCCGATACAGTGGTTAGTTTTTCTTGCCAGTTATTTGGATAAAATACCGTATTTGTATAAGCACTACTCATAAAACCATAATTTGACATCAACCCCTCATACCAGTAACCATTACGGCAATGGGCTTTAAGGTGGGTATCCTTTGAAAAACGTTCAAGATTTGAATGTTCATAGATAAGCGTTTCTTTACCGTCTTTTATTGTTTGCCAATAACAGTGGGATTGAATTTCTATTCGCCTTTTACTGACAAGGATAACACCGAATGAATAAAATTTTGTAGGATAAGAGAGCTTCGATCTCTTAGTTAATCGCTTTTTGATAGTAGGGCAATTCTTGCGAGAACTCGCAAGAATTGTTTCCTTTTTGTTTTTCCATTGATACGTAGGTATTTGTGACGTACACCAATCAAAAAAGGCTTTCGGTGGGGTTAATGGTTTTTGTATTTTTTTATCAATACTCATTACAACTCGAACAATTTTACTTGTTCGTCCACCTCTTTTCTTTGAGGTTTAGACTCTTCTTTTTTGCTCGGTTTCTTTTTGGCAGTCGTCACTACCTTACCGATTGCTTTCATTTCGGGTAGTTTTTCAAGTATGAAATATTCCTTTATCCAACTAAATGCCACCTCGTCTGTGACCATTACCATAGCATTTGGTCGTTTTTCGGCTTGTTCTTGGGCTTTTCCCATGCAATACGTGACAGAGCCTTTTATGGTTCTATCTTCCTTTAGAATACCTTGAAAAAGAGATTCATCATTTTGTTTGCATAGCCAATTGTGGATATATTCGACCGTGTTGTCATGCTCGGTTTCTAGTTCTTTTAGCATTTTTTCAAGTGCTTGTTCTTGTGCAGTCAATGTGCTTGTTAGGAAAAAGCGCTCATAAGAAAGTTTATCGCTAATTACTAGCCACTTGTATTTAGTTCCTTTATCTATCGTTTCATCAATTGTTAGATAAAGAGACGAATAGTTACCGTCTGGGTCTTTAATCGCAATGGTGGCTTGTTCTGGTAGCTTTTCAAGGTAAGAAAGTAACGTCTCGACTGGATAAAGGGCTACTTTATAATTAGGATAGAAACACAAAAACTGGAAGTTTTTTCCGTTTCTTTCAATGCTTTATTTTCTAAAAGCTACACTGATATAACCTTGTGTGTCGTCAAAAATAGTGGTTGCTAGATTTTGATTGTATTGTTTGAGTGCGTGTGTCAATTCTTTTACAGTTTGTATATTTTGAAAGTCCATAACGTTCCCTCGTTTCTTTTGTTAGCCCAACCTCTTATGAATAAGAGGTTGGGGCAAATTCACTTGTCAAAGGTCATGAGATACGTTATACTTGTTTTACAGTATTAAACATGCATAACGTTTTAGAAATCTTTTGTTAGTGGCAAAAGGTTTCTTTTTTTGTGCTTTTTTCGTGGATATAATTCAATACCTCTAAAATATCTTTTTCACCTCTTTCGTTGTTTTAAATGATAAATTCTGTTGTTTCGTGATTTTCTTCTGTTAAGATTATTTCTTGGTCGTAATACATGTTAGAAACTAATTCATGTGCTTGTTCTTCGCTTTCTGCATAAACATATACAGCTACCTCTAAGGTTTCAACAATTGTCACACAGTATTTTTTCTTTTTTTCAGCCATTCTTACACGTCCTCCCATTCAATATGGTTCAACAAAAATGATAGTTGGTTTAAACGGTCATTGGCATTTTTTAAACAACCATAATTTAATAACAGCGTGACAGTATCATTTTCATTGATTGCTTGGCTTAATTTTTGGTATTCCAGTTGTGCCTTTTCTAGGTCAAGTTTTAATTGTGTCTCATTCATTTTAACCACCTCCTTTCAGTTTTTTGGGTTTTGAACAACCATTTTTGTTAGGCGTTTGAGGAAGTGAAGCTGGACGGTCAAAAATTCCTTTTCGTCAAACGGTGTAGTCTACCCCCTTTTTCGTTTTTGTTTAGGTTGTTCATTTTCGCCAGTGTGTTCGTGTCGCTCGCTGTGCCGTGGAAGGACCATAGACATAAAGAAAAAACAAGGGCGAGCTTGCTCGTTTATATACCCTTGTTTTTTCGACTGGCTGTGGTACTGTAGCAAACAGTGAGCAGCACGTTACACACTGCAAAATGAACGTCCTGAAAACGAAAAAGGTCGCGTGACACTGTTCTGACATCAGAAAAGGGATTTTTGACCGGAACGCCCTTGACTTTGTTTTCTAGTAGGTATGAAATACCTACTAGAAATGTTAATCACTGCGGAACGCTTCCTTGTGATCCCACAAGGAACAACTCGTGTCAATGGACTTTTCCGTTAAGCGAGGAACGAGTAGGAAAAGGAAACGTTCCCCAATCGGAACGAATGGGTAGAGAACGTTTAATTGACTCGTGTTGAGTGCAGCAGTTAATCCGTTGGTTTTGGAGCAAGGGCTACCGCACCGCCGCGGAACAACGGATTCATTCCCTTTTCCCGAACTAAAAAAGGCGCACGTCTGTATAGATCGTTGCGCCCTGGTCGTTTAGTAGTATTTTTTTTTAGAATATGCTATACTATAAACGAAAAGAGAGCTGTGCGCTAACACAACTCTCTAGTGTAGAACCGTTTAAGACGGTGGCATTTGTTTATAGTTAAAAAATAACCGTTTAACTCGCCAAAGTTAATGAACGGTTATTTTTTGTCGTTTTTTAGCAATTCCACAATCAACTTAATCAACGCAATGGTAAACATGCCAAAGCTTAATATCAGCTGAATTGTTTCTAATGCAGACAAAAGGCTTCTCCTTTCTTTGGATTTTGGAAGTACACTCATACGCACCACCTCACTTTCGGATTGGATAGCCACCGTCATAACTTTTCTACTTCATTATTATATCATAAAACGCACAGAAAGCCTATTTTATATAGGTTTTCTGTGCGTTTCTATTTTATTGGCAGCCAGGTGTACACCTGGTATTTTTTCTTTCCGTATCTGTGAAAACTTCTTTACGATTTCTCTATTATGATATGTTTGGTACATTCCTTCGGTGTAACAATTTTGGGTTCATATAAGTACCAACAAAACTCTTCAAAATTCCCTTGTTCTGTTTGTTTCATGGCTGAAATCCCCTTCCTGTCACATAACCTGGTATACTCCAGATTCCGAGTGATTCACTTTTAGCTTGTTCTTGGGCTTGCTCTAGTTCTTCCAAATACTTAGTGTTAGGCTCTTTTACATAGGCCACACGTGCTAACCCTTCACTTACAAGCGTTTTTTGTAGTAATGTTCCATCTACGAATATGTAGCCCAACGCTCGCCCGTAACAATCTGTTTTATCGCCCTCATCATATTCAAACGTAATTTCTGAAGCAGTAGACAAAAGCTCTTTTGTGCGTTTGCTAGCTTCTAAACCATAGGGCTGAACTTTTGTGTTTGGTTTGACCGTCTCGGGTGTGTCAATTAATAAAAAGCGAACCTTTCGTTCTTTTCCGTCAATCCTCAAAACCGTTGTGTCACCGTCTACGTGTCGTACAAAGTCAGCTGGTATACGTTGATCGTTTGAAATAGTTTGAGTAAAATTTCCAGTAACTTCTTTTACACTATTCTGTGCTTTTTGTTCAAGACTTGCGCATCCTGATAATAAAAAAGTGGCTACTGCTGTAAGCAGCAGCCACTTTTTACCGATTAACTTTTTCATATCCTCCCTCCTTCAGATAAATCTTATTGATAAACTGGCGGTTCCATATCATCCATACCATAAAATGGTTCGGCGTTCGCCATTTCTGGCATTTGTTGTTTTTGTTCTCTATTTTGTACAGTTTCTTTTGATTCTAAAAATTCAAAGCCTGATACGACTAATTCTGTAACATAATGCGTTTGTCCTTGTTGATCATCATAAGAACGTGATTGCAATTCACCATTTACTGCAATTAATGAACCTTTTTGCGTATATTTTGCTAACACCTCTGCAGGTTTCCCCCAGATTACACATTGAATAAAAGTCGTTTGGGCATTCCCTTCTTTATCAAGTCTTTCTCTTTTGCAAGCTAATGCAAAATTGGCAACGGCCTTCCCTGTTGACGTTACTCTTAGTTCTGAACTTTTTGTTAATCTTCCTACTGCACTTGTTTTAATCATTCTTGATTCCTTCTTTCTTTTTATTTGGTCGTCCAAAGAGGTAAAACCTCTTTGGACGTATAATCTAATTTTTTACTAATGTAATTCAATTCCTAGCACCACATAACCTTCACGTTGTGCATAATCCGTTATATAAATAACTTCCGCTTCGCATTCATCATCTAAATACATGCCATTCATATATTCTTCGAGAATTAAAATATCCCCTACTTGAAAATTACGATCGTTCTTTCTTATCTCAAATGTTTTTCGCCGTTCTTTTACTGCCTTGAAAAACTCGGTTTCAATTTTTAATGTGTGAATAACTGGGCGTCGTTGTTCCATTTTACTTCCTCCTTAGGCTGTTGCTGTTAATGTCTTTTGTTTGGCTTGTTCTTCTTTAACTACCTGCGAACCATACATATTGCGAATATCGCTCATATTGTATTTTTTCTTACTGCGTTTTTTATATCCATCGGGGGCTAAATACCAGGACTTTTTGTTGTTACTCCATTTCATATTTAAAGCTTTTAACTCTTCTTTATAAGGCTTGGTGTTCCCTGATACCCATAAGAATGCGCCTATCACTTCAATTGAAACATTTTCCATTTTTAGCGTTAACAACTTGTGTATGATTTCTTGCCATTCTTGCGGTGTTTCTGTCGTTTCTTTTTGGTAGTACTCACCTTCTTTATTTTTGTGTGTATTTTTAAGCTTATCGAACAACGCTTCATACTCGTTATTTATTTGCGCCATTTCTTTATCAGTACCGCCCATGTCTGGGTGGTACTTTAAAGCTAGCTTTTTATATACGCGTTTCAATTCTTCTAATGTCGTTACATCTTTGATAAATTTCATGTTAATCGCCCTTTCTGATTGTTGCTGAGCAGCTAAGCTGCCCAGCGTTCCAATTTTTCAATTGATTTTTTATCATTTTCAAGGTCGGCTTCTGTGTACCATTCTGGTAACTCTTTATCAGAAAATAGACTGTAGATAAATTCTAAGATTTCCATGCTTTCTCTAGCTTTAACAGCTGATTCACATTGATTAACGTAATATCTTACATCTTGTCTAAGTCTATCGACATAAGAATAATGAAACGTTTTGTTTCCTTCTACCATTTTTTTTAATCTGTTTTTTTCTTTTGTTGTTAGCATTTTGCTTTCCTTCTTTCAATTTTTATTTTCAAACAACCAATAGATAGCTATTTTTTGGTCAACGCCTTTCCAACCAACCTTTTCGGTTGAGGGAGTGAGGCGCCAGGTGTTAGGGGTGCAACCCCTAAGGTTTGATTAGGCTCGTTTTTAGACGAAGGCCTGTTTGTTTGATTTCGCTTTTCAGTTTTCAAAGATCAGAGAGGAAATTCTGGTTAGATTCCCTTTTCGTATATCGGTCGTTCGGCATAACCGACTAGAAAACATGTTCTGTCGGAGGNCAAGGGTCGGCTTGCCGATGCCACTTGCCCTTGACCTCCGACAGAACATGTTTTAGGTTATACTCGCCGAGTGACTGATANACGANNAGGGAATCTTAGAAATTACACGGCTGTGAGAACTGATAAATCAAACACACTAGCCCTTCCTAAAAACGGTCCTGATTCAGACGCATGGTTTTTGCGTCTGAATCACTACGTCGGTTCTCCGACGTAGAAAAAAGAACGAAGCTTGACTTCGTTCTTTTCCTCTCTTAGGTGAGCGTATGCGAACTCAACCAATCTATTGGTGTTCTTCTGAAAGAAGAAAAGCTTGTTAATCATATTCTACGTGCTTTTTTACTTCATGTAAGCAGCTACTTAAAATTATCAAGTAGTTTATTAATACTTCAAATTTATCGACATAAATTTCAGGAATAGTGACACAATACCTGTTAAAATTAACGCAGCGAATTTTTTCAAAATTTAAGTTAAAAGGTGTTCCATAGAAAATAGTAATTAACTTTTTTAAAGACAATAAGTCATTAATAAAAATTGGGACAGCTTCTTTAGAAATACCATATGTTCCATCATGATAAATAGTGATTTCTACATCTCCTAAAATACATAAATTTTCATTATCTAGCGTTAATCGAAAAGATCTCACGATTGTTTTTGCAAGTGTAACAGGTTGCCACCAAATGACATGCCATCGTCTTTTGCTTATGGGAATAAGTCCTGTTTCATCATCCAGACATCCTAATTTTTTTAACTCTCTTTCGTAACTGGCTAGCTTCTTGTTGAATTCTTTCTCTATTCTTCTCATGAAACTCACTCCCAATTAATGAATTTATCTTTTTCTAGTAATCGTTTCAGTTCACTTTCAAATTCTTCAGCTGAAAAAACATGCAATCGATCAAACACTTCTTTGTACTCGTCCCCTTCTTTGTCAATAAAATATTCTTTAAACATATCAAGTTCTTCTTTAATGATTGAACTAGGTGTTACATAAATTAAGCGTGCATCTTCATAATTTTTTAAATGTTTAATGTATTTTGGAAACACACCCTGACTATAACGTCGTTTTGTCTTTAGTGTTAATTCTATTTCAAATTGCCACTCTACTTCTCGTCCAATACTATCCAAAAACATAAAAATGAAGTCAGGAACAAAGTATTTTACGCCTTTTTGATTTTTCTTCTCGTCCTTTACTTCATATACTTTGCGACGCTCTGATACTACCGCTTTAAGGTGCGGGTGGTTATTACAAAGTTCCAACATTTTTATCAGATAATCATTAATTTGTAAGTGGTGTTGTAAATTGTATTCAGGAACTTTTGGCAAGGTGTAGTACCCACCAATGTAATTATGCCCTTCTTTTGTTAGGTAATAGAACGTGTGCATTCCATTTTTTGATCGGGCAATTAATCCATCTGTTTTTAATAAATTTAAGTGCTTATAAACTGTGCTTTCTGCTGATAACCGTTCAATTTGGAAAAAGTCAATTAATTGTTGAACTGAGATAACTCTTAATTCATGGAGTAGACATAAAATAATTAGCCTTGTTTTATCTTTCTTAGTGTAATCAATGTAATAGTTATATAGTAATGGTTTCAAAATATCACCGCATTTCTATAAAAAGTACAAATAGGCAAAGCCTATTTGTTTCATTGAAAAAGAGTTTCGGAACAACGTGTAGAAATTCTTTTTCAGATTTTAAGTCCTCCAAGTTTTGGTGGAGGATTTAGGAGGTTGTTGCTTTGGGCGATAGTCCCTTCAAGGTTTGGTGAAGGGGCGTCTATCGCAAGGGGTAGTTGTTAATCTTTTGAACTTTATCTTTTGAACTTTTTTCTTTAATTTTTATTACTTCTATCACCTTACTCATTCTATTTTTTACTCTATTCTGTTTGTCCTCGGCGCTTGGTATTTTTTTCGTAGTTGCAAAATTCCTGACCATTTTCGCTTAATGGGGGTTTTAACCCACGTTGAGCGAAAATGGTCAGGAATTTTGCAGGCGGAGAAAGCCTTTTATACCAAGCGCCGAGGACCGCTCTCCTAGATTTTTTATTCTATACCTACTCTATACTTACTCTACGCTTACTCTATGGCTACTCTCGTTTTTCATTTGCTATTTCTTCTAAATCTTACTATTATTTTTAAGCCAATTTAATGCGTTTCGCACGTAAACTTTCTGTGGTGGAAGGTTTACATTTTCTGCTGTACGATAAATAATAAACTCCCCTGTACGCAATTCTTTTATCTTGTTTGGATTAATTTTGAAGCGATCTACATTACGTTTGGTTCCTCTATCTCCTGACCAATCAGATTTTCCAACATCTGAATAACCATCTTCTTGTTCCGTAACTGAAGTTACATCAATGTCTTGGTACGTTCCCATTGTTTCACTCCAATACTCGGCTTCACCTTTTTCGTTGGTCTTTCCAATGAACAAAGTATTCACATTTCCGACAAGTTGTTCCATTAATTTATCGCCTAATTTTGCAATATCTGCCATCGTTTGAGGAGTAAAAATACCGTAAACACCTGCACCCCTTCCTTTATTTACCATATCAATAAACGTTTCATTTAGATAAGAAGCAGGTTCATCAAAAATCACAAGGACTTCACGTTTCACATTTTTTCGATACATTTCAGAAGCAAAATAATTTACGTCTCCGACTAACATTTGCGCTAAAGTGCGGATATATTCTTTGTAAATCAATCCATTGAACGATACGTAAACTAACTTTCGTTGATTGACAATTTCTTGCACATCGAGAACATTTTTTGCGTTTTTAGTATCAAATAATTTTCCTAACTCACTGTCTAATAACATGTTAATGTTTGTCTGTAATGCTTCTGATGTGGCATACAAATAAAACGGTGAATCTTTATGTTCATAACGAATAAATAATCGTTCGAACAATTTTTGTTTGATATTTTCTCCTGTTTCTTTGTCTGTTGGCAAATATCTTAGGTTTCGTTTTAGTAATAAATAGTACGAGTCTAAATCTAATGTTTCTGGATTAAGGACAATCGTTTCCGTTTCTTTTTGTGCTATTCCTAGTTGGGAAATGTTTCTAAATTTACTGTTCTTAATTTGTGAATCTTCCTCTTTTTCTTCTTTATCAAGGTCTGAATCAGGCAGTATCTCGCTTCCTTCTTTCACTGATTTTTTCTTAGGTTTTTGTATTTTCTTTTCTACTTCAATCTCAAATAGTTTGGGATTGTTTGGTAAAATCGCATCCGCAAATAAGTGTAAAACATTTCTCGGAAGTAAAAATCGTTGAACAAATGGTAGACTTCGTTCAACGGTTTCTGTCGTACGAGTGTCTCCAGATAAAGTAACCTTGGCTCCTTTAAACTCGTCTAACAATTGAATTGTTACTTGCAAAAGAGCTTTCGCTGCGCCTGAATAAAAGACACTTTCTGTTTCGGCTAAAGACACTAACTTATCCCGAATAGATATGTCATTTCCATGCTCTACTGGGTTGTACCTCATATCGCCATCATCCGTAAAAGCATGCACTTCTTTGTCATAAAATTTGGCAATTTCTCGCATACTTTCTAATGTATCTCGAGCGCCTTTTCCATCAATCAATATCACCGGAAAATTAAATTTGACTGCGTGTTGGACGAGTAATTGAAGTAACGTTGTTTTCCCTGAACCAGTGGTTGCGGGAATAAGGGCGTGTTGATTGAACTCTGAAAAGTTCATAATATATGACAACCCGAACTCACTCATACCAAGTAATAATTGGTTGGATAGTTCTTTATACTTGTCAATATCAACACTTTCTACTGCTTCTTGGTATTCTTTTTCTTGTTCATCAGTAAAGCGTTGTGACTCTTCAAATTTATTTTTTTGCCTATTTTTGTATTCTTTAGATTCCGTCACTTTCTTCCGTTCGTCTTCCTTTGAAATAACTTTTCGTTTTGCCACAAATGAAGAAAATGCCAAAAAAATGGCCCCCATTCCACTTGATCCAATAAGCAAAGCGACTATTGTCTCCCAATTAAAACGAAGTGCTGTATGAAGAAGATTTAAGGGGAAAAGAAGATACGCAGACAGATACCCTCTGGGAATCCAGAGGATAAATGCAAAAACATTTATTACAAATAACACAGCTGAAAAACTAAGAAAGACAATACTATTTCGTTTCAAAAAACTCTCATAATCCATATCAAATACATTTGCAGCCTTGTCTCTTTTATCAACCGCTAGACCAATTAGTAATGGAATACTACCTAAAATCGCAAAAGGATATAAAAGAACTCCGACTAATCCAAAGACTAGTCGGAGTTGGTGGTAGCGAGTCATTTTTTGTTGTTCTTGCCCTATTGGCGGTTTCTTTGGTTGTAGCAAGCCATTGTTAAACATATTATTTCCTTGCACGAGGTTGTCTCACTCCTTTAGGTTTGTTTGTTATCTTCTGTGTACCAGGTTTCTTGCGTTCTCTGCGAACAACTGGTGATTGTTTAGTTCTCTTTTCTTTCTTAATTATTGGCGTATTATGTCTATTCATACGTGTGATTGGCTCATTTACCTTGGGTTGTACACGTTGTGGTGTAGAATGCGTTTGAGGTACATCAACTTGCGTTACTTGCTTCACTTGATCCATTTTTTTACGTACTTCTGGACGTCGATAGGCAGGATTACTTCCCAACGTTCCACCACTTCGTTTGACCATTTGGGCCGCTACTTTTGGTTGGATATTTTGACGAGTCGTTGGTTGTCCTGTTCGTCTTGGACTACGAGCAACCACTTGTTTTTTCATATCTTTTGGTTTATTTGTTGGTTGAAGTACTTTTTCTCCTTGTCGTTTCATAAGTGTTTGATGACCTGTTTCGCGTTTTTTACTTCGCTGTCCAGTACGCCGATTTTGATTTCTTAAAGCTGTTAAATTGGTTGATTCGTCGCTTTGATCATTAATTTTTTTAAGTGATTCCTGTTTTTTCAATCGATCTTTTTCATATTCTTTTTGACGAGCTGATTCATGTTGCTGCCGTTTGAGTTGTTCTTCAGATTTCTGTTCTTGCATACGTCCTTTTTCGTGCGCTTGTCTTAATCCTTCTTGTGCTTTTTCGATAGCATTTGGCGCTTTATGTTGAGGCCTTGGCTTCAACTCACGGCGTAGCGCACTACGTTTTTCTTGTTCTTTATTTAATGGTCGTTGTTTTAAGCCAGTTTCTGCTTTACCATGTTTCCTTGCTTCTTCTTGACGTTTTTTAATAGCTGCTTTACGTTCTTCTTGTGCCTGTTTCCTGCGCTCCTTATTCTCTTGTTTTTGTTCTTTTGCCGCTCTACGCATATTAGCTTCTGTGCCAAAAGGATTTCCGATAAACCCGACACCATCAGAAAGTGAAACACGTCCCGTGACAAGATTAGCAAAGAATTTCCGGAAGACATACAAGCCAAGCGGTGTAAGAAGATAAATAAGTATCGTTAATATCTTCTGCCACACGTTCTCTGTCTGATTGCTTAATTGAAACCCTAGTGATAAGAAACTTGCAAAGAAAATAGTCGCAAAACCAACCATTCCCTTCATAAAAATAGTCATGCCAAAGGTTTTAAAGTAATTCGCAAAGACGTTGGTTTCAGTTAAAAAGAGTCCTGCGAACAACAATAACGGTAACAACGGCAATAGGAACAATTGAATGACAGCAATAATTAATCGTAAGAAACTTAGCAGAAAATACACCACTGTTTGAATGAAGTTAACTATCAGGTAAAACAAACCATAAAAAGTATTGGTCCAGTTGTTATAATACATAATTGATCGGTTCTTTAAGTCTTTACTTTCGTAATTTACAACTTCTTCCATTAACTTATCATTTTCTTCGCTATTCATATCGTTGTCTAACAATAAGTTGATTCGATCATATTCTTTGTCTTTATACTTCACTGTTTTCTTACGGATTTTATTAACATCACTTGTTCCGTAGTTCATGAGCAAGTAAGGTTCATACACATTGGTGTAAAAAACACGTGAAGCAATTAAATTTCCTGCACTTTTTGCTCGTTGATCTGCAGATAATTTTTGCTCTACTTCATTTCCGTTCTTATCTTTCCCTTTCTCTGTCATTGGTACACTAACATCACCTAAGACCGGATTAATATTCACAAATGCGGTCTCAACTTCTTTATCTACACTAAACATCATATCAAACAAAGAATTGGATGTGTTGGCATCTTTTAGGACGGAAAGACCTGTAAAAATAAGAATCGTCATTAAAAAAATACCAAAAAACCGTTTGTATCGTTGTTGTCCAATAAATTTTACACCTAAAATAACAAAGACAAAGGCAATACCAATCGTTCCTGCAATGCCCAACATATTAGTTGCTATGCTAGACGTTAGGTTCATAATCGGTTGCTTAATAGCAGTTATAATATCCATACTAAATAGTGTTTTTACCATAACTGCATTAAACTCTCCGAGTCCTTTTACCATTGACCAAACAAAAGTCTTTATTGTCGCAGAAGCATTAGTGATAGCTTCATTAAAACCCGTTACAGATTCTTTCTCTTTTTCCTTAGTCATTAACTCAAAAGCATTATCTTTGTAAGTATCATAAATTGTATCTACATTAGTAGTCGGCTCTGTAACAATAACTTTATTTTCATCAGGTTTAGGTGCTGCATTAACAGATGTAGTTTGTGTAACAACAAAAAAACAGCCTACTAGAAACAGTAAGGCTGTTTTAATTAATAATTTCTTGTTCAAGGTATCACCTCTTATTTTTCTTTGACTTTTTCAAGAGATATTTTGTTTTTCCCATACTTAGCAGTTATTTTCCCATTCTTTTCTTTTACATCAGAAAAAATGTTTTTGCCTATGTTACTTATATCAATAGTCAATTTTTCTTCCTTATCGTTGTAACTGTATGTTCCGCTATAGCTTGATCCAGACTCTAATAAACTAACTTCTCCATCTTTATAAAAAGTGAATTGAGTTGACACACCAAAACCCGTCCCTTCCCATTTACCACCATCGGAAGTTAATATCTTTTTCATATCTGTTCCACAACCTGACAACAATAACAAGCCGACTAAGGCAATAAAAGGTAGTACTTTTTTCATGCTCACTTCTCCTTTTTTATGATCCTTGTTCCATTGCCAACGCCATTTGAGTAGCTTCATCCTCTTTATTAGTAGACGAAACGGCCATTAACCAACTATCGAATAAAACATCAATTGCAATAGGCTGGCTACGCCCTCGATGGTCTTGGAATAAACAAGTCCCTGATTTTAGTTCATTAATTAACTGAATATTTGCTGGGTTCGTATCCATACCAAAAAATTCTAAAACTTTTTTCTGTGCTTCTTTTTGGTTTGGCCGGAACGCAAATTTATAAGACAATAGTTCTTTTTTATCTTCTTTATCATAATCCATAAACGCTTGTGTGACAAGGTATATATCGGTCATGTTCGCACGTCCTTGACGTAAACTTCCTTCAATTAGAAAACGTCCTTGGGCCGTGTCTTCAAATCCTTTCGCTTCATCGAAAATAATCGCAGCATCTTCAGTTTTATCTGTAGAGAAGATCGTTGTCATTTTCATAATAACTTCCATAATAGACATGCCTGCGATTTGTTCATTGTTTAATCGTCCGCTGTCTATTTCCGCTTGTGTAGGGATTTTAAGCCCCTGGGTACCTAAGACATTGATTTGATTTTCAAAGCGAATAGGTTCGCTGTAATCGTTCCCTAAAAGAATTTTACCTAACCCAACATTGTGGCCAGAAATTAAATTGGCTAATTTAGGGTCTTTTTCGCGAATAACCTCGATTACTTTCGTTAGGTGTTTTTTCCCTTTACCTTTCATCACCGCATTGACAGAATCTAAAATCAGCGTCTTCTTATCACTTGCAGTGTGACTGTCTGTCGTAACTTCACCAAAATTTTCTAACACGTTTCGTGCGGTTTGAATAGCTTCTTCTCTTGGCAGAAATAGCAATGGATCTAACATTCCTCGATACCTTTCTTCACTTGATAGCGAAATAAAGTTAATACGTTGATACAAAGCTTTAAATTCTGGAATATGTCCGAACTTATCTAATGCTCGTTTGAAAAAAAGGACGGTTTCATTTTTAGGATCAATATAAAGTATTTTTTGTCCTAAAAACGTTAACCACAAGAAAATGTACTTAACAAGTACTGACTTTCCTTACCCAGGTGGGCCAATGATTAGCGTATTCCCATTTGTATATTGTGCGCCTTCTATGGCTTTTTTAGTCAAGTTTGGGAAAAACCATACGATTTTGCTTGATAAAGAAAGTGCCTGTTGTACGGACTTGAATTTTTTAGCAGTTATGACACGACCTAGAGGCATGCCATAGCGGTTACCAATTTCTTTTTCTAAATCCATTCCAAGGTCCGCTACATAACCTGTTGAAACAACATGCTCATAGCTTTTAAATTGACTCTTAGCGCCAATTAAACACTGATTAAACAATGTTAATTGGTCGACTAGCGGACGATACAACTTGTAGTCTGTACCGTCCAAAACAAATTCGAGTTCTTTTATTTTCTCTTCTAATGCTTGTTTACTATCGGCTGAAAGTACAAACGTTGTCGTCATACGACACAATCGTCGTTCTTTACTACGTATCTTTTTACTTAGTTCATGCAAGCGCTCTTCCCCAAATAAAATCACTTCGTCTTCGTCTAAAATACCGTCAACTTGTGTTTGCTCTTTGTCCTGTTCATAGATTCTTTTACGACGTTTGTGTACATCGCGTTTATCTTTATCTGGGTGGCGAAATGTAACCTTGACATGGGTTTCAATCGTGGTACTCAAACTATCCTGCAAGTTTTGTATAATCGCACTTCCAAACATACTCGTTGGCAAACTGATCAACGGTAAAAAAGCAAGGTAATGTGTTTTATCCAATTGTTCAATAGTCATATATCCCGTGTTATTTTCAATAATCCCCTCCGTCATTTCTTCCGGAAGTAACGTTCGTTCAGGTAAACGGGTATTTGCACGGTGAAAGAAATAATAAAACAATCGACCTATGGTTCTTGGATCCATGCGTTCCACATTTTTAAAATTTGATAAGTCTTTGTAAATCTTGTTTTCTAATCCTTGATATGCGCGATAAAGTTGGCTAACTGGTACATGAACCCCTGTTAAAGCATTGATTGCCTTACGTCCAACTTCCTTGAACAATTCTATATACTCCATAGGATTAGCAACTTGTATAGGTGCGGTAAAACGAATGAACAAATACGTACTATATTTATTCATTTGGACTTCGTCTTTTAGAATATCACCCGCTTGTCGGAAATAGGTTTCTCCTAAATCCGCAAAGCTTCCCTTTACCAGGTTATCGATTGTCGCTTCAATCTGTTCGTCGAGATCAAAGTATTCTGGAATATTCATAAAATGGTAGTCGAACGTGTCTTGCTCGAATACGCCTTTTCCGTCCTCTATGTATTCCTTGAAAAAGTCTAAATTATTCAAAGGAAATACTTGGTGTGCAAGTTTATAACCTACCCACACGTCGTTAGAGGTTGTAAAAAGAAAATTATTCGTAATGGCTTCAATTGGAAAGTCTAAGCGCGGCTCTTTACTTTTTAATGGCACCTTATCAACTCCTTTCTTTGCAATCACTATTTTTTTACACTTGTACAAAAAAAAGACGAGCGATCTGTTCACTCGTCCTTTGTTGTTTATTCACTTATAAATCATTAAAACGGCAGGTCATTATCAGAAATATCCACTATGCTATTTTCTGGCGAAAATGGATCCAGAGGATCAGGTTTATCCATTGACTGTTTATCAAACGTAGCTTTACCTGTAGCCTGTTCTTTTCGTTGCTCGTTTACTTCTCTTGATTCTAATAGTTGGAAGCTTTCTGTGACAACCTCAGTTACATAAATACGCTGGCCTTGTTGATTCTCATAGTTTCTTGTTTGAATGCGACCAGTTAAACCGATCAGAGTCCCTTTTGTTGCATAATTTGCTAATGACTCTGCAGCTTTCCGCCAAATAACACAGTTGATAAAATCTGCTTCCCTTTCATTGTTAGCGTTGGTAAAGTTGCGATTAATGGCCAACGTAAATTGACCTACGGCTGTTCCACTTTGCGTATACCTTAAATCTGGGTCTTTGGTTAATCGTCCAACTAATGTAACGTTATTAATCAAGATATTTACCTCCTACTCATGTAGTTGTATTTTTTGTTACTACTTTTGTAAATAAGGCTTCTTTATGGTTTCTAACCATTATAGCATGCTTAGTCCATCCGTTCACTTATCCTATCTAAATAAACACGCCCATCATCACCAATTATTTCGGTTACTTTATCCTTTAAATATTTGCAATTACAACTTCTGTATTCTTTAATTAACTGCCCCAGTTCCCTTAAATTTTTTGCTTTAGCTTTGACGGATAAAGTAGCCTTATGACCTACTTTATTTAATTCATTAATGGTTATATAAAATGACGTGTTAACAAACAATTCTTTTAGCTTTTGTAAATCTTCTTCGCTCTCACAATCAAAAGATAAATCCTCGTTTGTAACAACATAAGTCCCGTTTGACCAAACTTCTATACATAAACTGTCGTCAACAGTATCGTTATACTTATTCTCGTATAATTCATACGATTTCAGAATCAAGTTTCTATACTTAACAGCTACATCCTCGGTGTAATCTTCTACAGTTCCTAAAGACTCTAAAAATTTTGTCACAGCTTCAATTCTTTTATCCACCTTCATCCCTCACAATCTCTTTGTAAACACTTTACTGTTATTTTCTAACTTTGTATTGGACTTTTTCTTTATGGAATTGGACAAGTAGCCCATGTTCATATCTTTTTTTCTTTTGATACAAGAAGTTTCCTCGACCAATTAGATAATCAAGAAAGCTCTTATTATCCCATTTTAAAGAAAAGAGCGTCCACACAAGGACGCCCACTCCTACTATAAGAATCAACCAAAAATTAGCAATAATTGTGGTAAAAAAATTGATTTTAGCGACAAATGAAATAATCGCGAATATCAATAAGAGAATAAGGATACCAATACCTACAAAAATTTGTTCCAATCGAATGCCGTTTGGCGCAAAAGGCAATGCTACCCCTTTGATACTGTAAATCTTGTGAGGTTGTTTAAATTCTCGTGTGTAATTATATTCCATCAAAATCGCCAACCTTTTATTGGGAAAATAAAGCCGGCATTTGGTTTGAAAATTAAGTCTTTCAACCAGGTACCAATTTTTTCAGCATCTTTTAACACTAAAACCAACGCGATTAAAATTAAGATTAAGCAGACTGTCGCAATTCCTCGTGCGGCCCCTTGTGTTGCAACCGCTACAACTAAGGATACCAGTCCTAAAATCACCAATAGTATAATCACCTGTGAGGAAATATTATTTGCTAAACCAGATAAATCAAACATATTCTTACACTCCATTCATTTTTTTAATAAAATAACTATCTTTTGTTGCTTCAATTTGTAATGAGAAGTTAGACGTTAGCGGACTTTTCCCTTCATAACTGAATTGGTAGGTTCCTCGAACATCATAGACCCCTTGTCCTGTTTCTCTTAGACTTGTAATATCTACTTTTTCTAGCGTCGCATGTTCTAGTCCTTTTACATTGGCAATTAGTCCTAACTTTTCATCATTTTTTACATATAATTCAAAGAAACGATTGGTAAATTCCGTTAGTTTTTTTGTTTCTTCTTCATTTACTTCTTTTCCTTTAGGTATAAAACGTTGCTCGTCATAAGCAACTTTGTTACTCTCACTTGTCTTCGCTAAATTCATTAACGTTGGTCTATCAAGTAACTTCAGTTCATTTTCTGCATAACTAACAGGCAAAATCACTTGCACTTGGCGCCATTCTTTCCCTTCAGTAAAACGGACATCATAGTACAAGCTGTAAAGTGATTCTTTATAATCAACTGTTTCTAATCGAATAAAGCGTACATTTCGTGCAACGCGGTCATCATTTGTCTTATCAAGACCTAAATCTTCTGCACGCAATCCAGCAGCTAAATAAGGGGTTATTTGCGCTTCCCAGTACTCTTTTCCTTCTAATTTTGAGGACACTGTAAATAATCGATCCACAAGTTTCATTCCGTCATATTTCAATTGATCACTTGCAGCTACGCCTTTATTCACGCTTTCAATAATTTCCTCACGATTTACTTGCTTTTGCATCGCAAGCCTTGTAAGCGTGTTTAATCGTCCAAAACTCATTAATAAAAATAAGCTTATCAAGAAAAATAAAAGGAAAAACACCATTGAGTAAATACTTTTCGCCGAACGTGGCGAAAAACGAATGGTTCGAGAATTTTCTGGTTCTTTCTCTTTCTTCCTGAAGATTGCTCGGATTATTTGAACCAATGAAGAAACACGTGTCTCTTTCCTCACTTTTTCTTTCTGGGCTTGCTTCCCTGCTTGCGGATTGAATACAGCCTTTTTGTTACTCATCTTTTAAAATCCCGTAACGTTGAATTAACGATTGGGGGACTTTACTTTCTACGACAACCTCGTTTACCACCATGCCTGCACCTTCTAAAAAAGCTAATGCTTCTTTATAAGCGGTCTTAGACGTCTTGGTGGCCTTTTCTAATTCGTCGTAAAATATCCGAGCGCCTGTTTGATACTGCTTATTATGCACCCGCCATAAGATAAATAGCGCCGTTTGAATCGCTGGGCGTTCATAAGCATAATTTTTAGCAATACGTTCCGTATTTTCTACGGCTGTCTCCGTTTCATTCACATGATTTTCGTGCATTAATCTTCACTTCTTTCGTCGTTATTTTCAGCAATTAATTGCTGAATTTTTCTCGTATCTGTTCCTACGTATCTTCTTTTCGGTGTAACAAATGTTGGTACTTTTTCCAACGTATAGGTCTTTATATAGTGACGGTTTTTAGGTTGATTTAAATTGATAAATACAATGTTGTTTTCGCCCTGGTCCTCTTCGTAAACCTTCGGATAGACCTTTTGACAATCAGCACACGTATCTTTGTAAAAAAATAAGACACGTGTTTCATTGTCTGCTAAAACTACGGTCGCTCGCTCCTTTTCCTGATTGAGCATTGCCTTTTCATTTTGTTTTACCATAAATAAAAAGAGGCTTATCCCCCCTAAAACAAGCATTAAACTAATAAGCGTTGTAATTCGTACTTTTTTACTGATTTTCCTCACCTAAATTCTCAATGGTTGTAAATTTCTTGCTTTCTTCATTGAAAGTTACCTTATAAATAAAATTTCCACGTTGCGCTTGGCTTCCTGCGATTCGAACTGAATATTCTAGCCGGACCAATGCTGTTTTTTCTTTTCCTGTATCTTTTTGTGTGGTTCGATAAATTTCAGGTGCCTTATCTAATTGAGAAACGGTCACAACACTAGGAACAACTTTATCTGCATCCCTTGGGAATACCCCGGATAGCCCTTGCTCTGTCGCATAAACAGTTGCTTTTTCTTTTCTTTTAGCGACTGTTTGTTCTTTATTGCTAGAATCATAGTCAAACACAAGTGAAAATAAGGCATTCACTGCTTTTGTTAATGGCTCATTAACAGGATCTTCTTTTTCATCCAATAATTGTTCAATTTTTCTCGATAAATCATTCAATTGTCCGTTTTTTTCTTCTAAAGTTTTCTTTAGGACTTGCTGCTCTTTCTCTTTTTGATTTTTTATTTGTGCATTTTCTTTTTTCTCATTGAAATAACCGCCTCCTAAAGTGGTCAGTAAAACAAGTAAAAGAACGATCACTAGTGGTTGTGCTTGCTTTAAACGCTCCCTCATTGCTACGCTCCCTTTCCTTGAATAAAATCAATTTGTTCAACCGTTGCTCTGTCTAATACTCGCCATGAACGCGTACCAGAGCCTTGATTAATAACATTTGCTTCACTCACAAGAATACTGCCGTCAGAATTGACATACTCTACAACTGCCACATGCCCATAGGGCGGTGCAGAACCTCCTATGCCACCTTGCATACTAGCTGCCCAACCAACACTTGGTTTTCCTTTTACTACTGTGTACCCTTTCGCACGAGCAGAATTAGCCCAACCTGCGCCATTTCCGCCATCACCTGAAAACCATTCAATTGGTTTGCCAATTTGCGCCATACGATTATAGGCGTACCACGTACATTGTCCAAAAGGATAGTTATTTCCAGCGTAATCATTCGAATCGATAGGCGGAAGTGTTAACTTTCCTTTATAAGCACTTGGTACTTCTAATGATGGGGCAGTATTTTGTCCTGTAACTTGATCGGATGTATCTGAAGTAACAACGCAATCAGAATTTTTACCAGATTTTTCGTTTGTGATTGGCGATTTTCCGGGAATATTTGGGACAAGTTCGCTCTTTTTAAACGGTGCATTACCATATTTCTGTATTGCTTCTTGGTCCAACCATTGAAACTGTTTGCCTAAGCTGTTGTATGTGGCCTGTAACTTCATGAGGTAAGTAGGGTCTGTAGCCCATCCTCCTGAATAAATAGCTGATAAAGTACTTAATCCGTCAGTATTATTGATAGCACCTGTATACAGTGTCTGGTGTGCCATAAATTCTGCTTTTCCAACAATTCCAGCATTGTAGTCTTTAAACCAGGTATATGCCCCACCAGTGCCATCACCGACGTTTGACCCTGGCTTTGTACCAGAAATATCAACAGAATCTTGGCCGAATGTTGCTAAAGTTACAGGAAAATCTTCTTTTTTTGACGTTTTAACACCGCCCATATTGTGTGCCTGCCAAAATGACGTCCCCGATGGATTAGTAAAATTAAACCCATTTTCTACCATCGTTTGAGAAATACTAGCAGACGGTAAAAAGCCACCTGCTTTCCATGATAAAAGGTAAGCATCTTTATGGCTTTTTACAAACTGTTCGATCGATTTAGGTGTATCTGTCGCATCAGTTGGATTATTTATACTTGGCTGAATACAATCATTTTTTGAAGTATCTGACGTACTCGTTAATAATAAAAGAAAAAAAAGTAAGCCTCCAAAGACTAAAAATATAGGCAAGAAAAAAGAGAGAAGCCCAAAGACAATTCTTTTCTTATTCATGGTACGCTCCTATCTATACGCTAGCTTATACTTTAGCTTTGCGTTTTTTAAAGATGACAAACCCAGATACTACAGACAAGATACCGCCTACGGCAGATAAAAAGATATTCATTTCTTCACCTGTGTATGGTAAAACCTTCATTTTACCGTCCTTACCTTTTACTTCTACATTTCCGCTAGGCAATACTTTGTAACTTGATTGAATAGGTTTTAACCCTTCTGCTGTTTGTGTAAGTGGAACACCTTTTTCTACAGCTACAATGTTTTCTCCGTCTGTAGTTGTAATAGGTGTTGTTACACTTGGCACGTGTGTGATTTCTGCCAAATTACTTGTTTCAATAGGCACTGTTGGCTGTTGTGTACCATTTCCAGCGTGATTTAATTCCCCTGTTGGCGTTACAACAACGTCGATTGGCTTGCTTGGTTCTGCTGGTTGTACTGGTTTTTCAGGTTCTGTTGGTTTAGTTGGTGTCACAGGTTTTTCGGGTTCTGCTGGTTTGCTTGGTGTAACTGGTTTTTCAGGTTCTACTGGTTTACTTGGCTCCGTTGGTTGTTCTGGTTCACTTGGCTCTGTAGGAGTTGTAGGTTCTGTTGGTGTTGTCGGTTCCGTTGGCTCTACTGGTTTTTCAGGTTCTGTTGGTGTTGTCGGCTCTGTCGGTTCTGTTGGCTCCGTTGGTGTAATAGGTGGCTCTACAGGGTCTACAGGTGGCTCAATTGGCGGTGTTGGATCTGTTGGCTTTTCTGGTGTACTTGGTTCTGTTGGTACTTCAATGGGCGGTGTCGTAGTATCATCAGGGATAATTTCTTGTGCAAAAGCAGAAATTTCACTTCCCCCAAATAGTAGTGTGGCACTAAATAAACTAGCAAAAAGAATTTTTTTCATCATTATTTCCTCCATTTTAATTTTAATTTGTAAGTTCAAAATCTTCTTCTGTCGGTCGTTCCATTACGACCAATTGTTCTTTTGTTTCTTCAGCTGTAAACGTAATTTTCTTTGTCGATTGCTCGTCTTTTTCATTGATTAATACAACAATGAACGCTATCGTCCATTGTTTGTCTTTCTTCTTTACTTCCCAGGGAAACATACTTCTCGCTCGGCTTTTCTCCGATAAAAAATCAGATAAGATTTCTTTTTTTACAAACTTTTTTAAAACTGCTTGTCTGGTTTTGGCATCTGTTTTTCCTGAATAGTAATTAGTTAGAAAGAATCGAGTAAATGTTTCTACTTTATTTTGATCATTGACTTGTTCTGTTAAGGTATTGAGTTCTTTTTTTACCCCTAATTCTTTTTCTTGGTAAGGTGTAGAATTGGTTTTCCCTAATAAAAAACCACTCATAAGTAGAATCAATCCAACAAGTGTGATAAGACTAACGGACAAAAAAAACTTTTTCTTCACTGGTTTTGTATCAGTAGTTTCCTTCTTTTCTGTACTTTTTTTGTTACTTTTAGCTCGTTGCTTCTTTGGCAACGATTGATTAACTAACTGTAAGAAGTTTTTTACTTCTATTGGATCAAGCGTTGGATCATTTGTGACTGGTTCAAGCAATACGTCTAACATATCCTTTTGTTTGACCGGTAATAAAAGTTCCGCTTCTAAAATAGGTAGTTCTTGTTCTTTTCCTGTATATAAAAAATAGGCTATCGTGCCTCCTTGTTTTGTGGCCAAAACTTCTTGATTGGCTTGTTCAAGTAACAAAAGACCTTGAACGAGCGAAAATCGTTGATGGACTGGTAAAGCTATTTTTTCTGCTTGTGTTGCTTCTAAATCAAAAGAGATATACATAAACTCACCCTTACATAGGTTCTAAAATTTCAGTGAATACCACTTTTAACGGGGTGTTCTTGGAAAATTTAATTCGATATTCTGTATCTTCCAAGGATAAAATGTAATTTTCACTGTCTTCTTGATAATAGGTATACTCATTTCCTTTAACATTGAAATGGTTCTGTATTGCTTTGTGCTGTTTCATTTCAATTAATTTAGGTAACGTGGCTAGCTGATAACCTCCAACTATTCCTATCCTAAAATAAAAAGTCCTGATAAAATAATCATTTTTCCCTCCTATATTTTTGTGTTAGGCATCATTTTTTTTATTATTGCTTCCTTTCAATAACCCATTTTAAAAGAAATCCCAATCGTCTAAGTGTCGTCGGTCTTCTGGCATATTTGCTAATTCTTTCCAATAAACATCTTCTAAAACGTCTAACATGAATCGTTTTATTCCTTCGTATTTTCCTTCTAATTCAAGACTAGTTGAATCGTCCATGATCTGTTGCCGTAAGCGAAAAATCACTCGTTCTAACTCTTTTAGTGTTTGTTTCTTGAAAGAAGTATCATAAAAACAGCGTTTTAGTGTGATTTTTTGTGTTTATTTGTCTAACCAAGCATCCACAAATTCCAACGAATTTAGCCTATTTAATAGACTGTAGCCAGAAAATCCAAGTAAACAACTTAGAATAAAAGATACATACATTGGCTTTTCTTTCTCCTTTACTTATGCTTTTAACGTTTCGCCGAAGATCTCTTCAAAAATCCCTCTATTAATAGGTGTTTTGATAAAAAAGACAGGCACATTGATTCTGCCTAAATTTGGTTTCACATAGATACTTTTTTCTGGATATACTTCTAATGCCAAAGATTTTCCATTTTTAATAATATTCAACGTGGTGATCTCTTGAATGTTTTCTTCGGTAATTTGTTTGTTGTACCACATTTCCATTGCACGTGTATTTTTCAATCGAACTTTAACTAACTTACCTGTGTTTCCTCTCCACTGTAAGGTCAAATCTTTTTCTTGGATGGCAATTTCTTTCATCCCCTTTGCCTCTCTTTCTACGACTACTGCTTCCAATTTTTCCCCTCCATAACTAAAAAAAGAAGGACAATCAGTTCGTCCTTCTTTTCGTCTTCAATTATTTTGTTTCTTTTTTACGTTTAAATTCTAAGCCTGCTAAGCCAAGCATTGCGGCTAAACTACCAGCTACCGTTAATAAGACATTTTGTTTTTCGCCTGTTTGCGGCAATTCTGGCACTACACTTGCCTTTTCTACCACTAATGGCTCTACTGGTGCTTGCGGTGTTTTTGGTGCTGGTGGTACAATCACTGTTTTTTCTGGTGGCGTTTGTGGTTTTTCTGGCGTATGCGTCACAACCGTATTAGTCTTGATTGTTTCATTATTGAAAGATTCTTCGATTGTGTTGTAAACGTCTCCTACCGCAATTCGTTCTACACCAATGAACGCTTTCCATGAGTGTGCAACGTTTTTGTTTTCTTTTAGATTCATCGCATCTAAAAAGGCTTGACTGGCCGTGATTTTAACTACCCCTTTGTCAAAGGTCATCGTGAATAGTTTCGAAATGTCGTCCCCTTTATTCACTTTGGTTCCGTCTGCTAAAACAAAATTAGAATTGGCAAACACAGACCATTGGCCACTAAATTTATCATGTTTGACGTCTAGTTTATCGCTAATCGACCATTCTTCCACAACACCAGCGTATTCTGCAGGAATGTCACTACTTGTAAATTCATAGAAGAATTTCTCCCCTAATTTGATTGTAGCACCATTTTGACTTTGTTTGTCACCGACTTTAATAACCACGTCTTTTTTAGGGTTCACTTTTGGAATATGGTTGACAACGGTATTGGTTTTAATTCGTTGGCCAAATGTATTTTGTTCCGCTGAGTTATAAACATCCCCAAAAACGTTGGCTTTGACTTTTGTAGGGAGTGTTACACGCAATTCTTGCCCACCATGCGCCAAAATAAAGGCTTGTGGGTCTTTGGCAAAGATCGTTACCGTGCCTTTGGCATCGTCCCATGAGATTGTAAACTGGTTCGTAATGTCTACCCCTTTGGAATCTTTGACACGAAGTAAGTCTTTGATTGGTGTCACCTTCGTTTCATCGTAATCATCGAAGAAAGAAACGCCTGTCGCAAGATCGACTGTGTCAAAGGCAAAGTCTTTATCGTACCCTTTTAAGTCCCAAGTCATTTCATAAGAAAGAACATCACCACGAGCCACTTTTCCATGGTTAATATCTTCCCCTTTCTTGTTATGAACGGCTTTGGTTGGTTTTGGATCATCAGGCGTATGTGTCACTACCGTATTAGAACGAACAAGCTCTTTGTTGTAGTTTTCTGTTTGCGTGTTTTCTACATCACCTGTTTTGATCCGTTCGACTTCCAGATATACAGACCAAGCTTGTTTACCTACTTTATTGCTTCCTTCATTTAAGGCGGCCAATAATGCTTGATTCATCGTAAAAGTAAGATCTTGTCCGTCTTTATTTGTCAATTCAATATATTTTGTAATATCTGAACCTGCTTTAAGGGTTTCTTTACCAATTTGAATATCATAGTTCGTAATAGCGTGCCATTTCCCTGTGAATCGGTCATGGGTCGTGTCCAAGACATCATTCATGCCCCATTCTTCGGTAATTCCGCCATAGTTGGCTGGACGTTCGGAAGATCTCACTTCATAATAAATTTTTGTTTGTAACGGAATATCTTTATCATGTAGAGAAACACTGCCAACTGTACCGTTTTTATCTGCTTTTACATCTTTGGAAGGATTACTACCTGGCACATGGTTAATCACTGTATTTGTTACCGTTTCACCATCGTTTGTTAATTGAACAGCTGTATTTTCAAAATCGCCTTCTACATTTTTCACTACAAACGGCAAGACAAGTAAATATTTATATCCCATTGCTAAAACAACAGAGCCGTCTGCGTTGGTTTTCATCATCGCTGTGACGGTGTTTTGATCTAAATTGAGGTCATAAGAAGCAGTCACGTCTTTCGCTTTTCCTGAATTAATCGCTGCAGCAACAGCTTTTAAGTCTTTTTCGTTCAGACTTGCGTCTGCTTGATAAACTTTCACTTTGGATAAATCAATCGTCACTTTTTCTGCATCAAAGGTATCTCGAATCCCTTGTTTTGTTACTGTTTTTGGATCTACTTTAGCAAGTTCTGTCGTATCTCCTGTCACAATGTATTGTAAAGAATCGCCACGCTTCACGTTTAAATCATTGATATTTTTCTGACCATCAGTGACTTCTTTATTTGGCACAAGTACAGGAACGACATTGGCTTTGTAGCGGTTGAATTCAATGGTTGCTTTAACTGGTTCTTTAGGACTATTAAATTGTCTCTTCGGTGTTACAGATTTTGCATTTAAGTTAGTGCTAAAGGCAAACCATTGCGCACTAGATACAGGCACATTACTTTTTCCTTTTGTTGTCATACCAAAAGAAAAGGAAATACGCCCATTGGCTAGACCTACACCTGAACCAAAGTACGCATTCTTGTGACCTACAGCGTCCCAATCACTATTTTTCAATCCAGAAGGTCCTGTGCCATAGTCAATATCTTCCGGTGAGTAAAATTTTCCATCCGCTTGTTTTTTCACATATGAGCCATTAATGTATTTGAACGCATTGTTCGCCTCAAAATCAGAAACAAATTCCGCATGGCCGCCTTTATTCGTTAAACTTGAATTTAAAGAAGACAGCGCATACGCAAATGGACTAGCTTTATCTGGTAGTACTTCTTTCCCTGATGCATCAAAGAACTTAATCGTTAAGCGTGTTTTTATCTCCTTACCGTTAGCTCTGCTTGTGCCAATAAAAGCTGTGATAATCGGATCATTTGAAAACACCGCATTCAACGTTCCGCTTTTACTCGAGGAGGACTGAAGTTCATAAACAAATTCCGCTTTTGTAATTTTACGTCCTAAATAACTAGCATTTAGGCCTGTGTAGGTCACTGTCACGGGTTTATTTTTTTCTAAAAGAACCGCATACCCACCATTAGACCCAAGATTTACTTCTTTTATAAAGGAATTCTTGAAGTTACCAGTAGCTTTTCCGGCCATATCTTTCCGTAATTTTGTAAAGATATCTTTTGAATCCCCTGCATTCACTTTATTAAAATCAGCTGCTTTGATAAATTTTCCACCTGTAATCGACGAAATTTTCGTGTCTTTCGTCACAACCGATTGATCAAACACTAGGTTTTTACTAACAGGTTCTTTCACATACCCGTTTTCATTTTTATGTTTGTTATATTCAGCGACTTCTTTCTCGTAGCGCTCTTTTTCCGCTTTGTTTTTTGCCGCAATTTCTGCATTTTCTTTGGCAATTTTTTCATTTTTGGCTTTTAATTCAGCTGCTTGTTGGGCAATCTTTTTCGCTTGTTCTTTTTGTAGTTGGTCTACTTCTTTTTCTTTTACGGCTAAATCTTTAGAAGAAACGTTGCCTAAGTCTTCTGCTGGTTTTTCAACAACGGTAATGTTCGGATCTTTTTTTGCTTCATCAACTGCTTTGTCAACGTCTGGTGTTTCAAATTCTTTAGGAATGGACGTTGATTTGTTGGCTTCATTTTCAGCTGGTGCAACTTCTGTTGGCTGACCTAGAGGCTCATTGTTTGTTTCAGGGCTGACTACTGGTTGTTCTTGTGCTGATTTTTCTGCTTCTGCTGTTGGTTGTAGCACGTTTGTGGTATCATTTGGGGTAGCTGAACTTTGTTCAGTACCTTTATTTTCAGGCGCTACTTCTTCTACTTTGGTCGGTTGAGAAGTAGTGTCTTTTTGTACTGTTGCTTCTTCAGTTACTGCTGTCTTAGGTGTTGTACTACCTACCTGCGGATCGGGGTTATCGGGTTGCACCATGGTTGTTTCTGGTTGCGTATCTAATTCCGCAGCTTGTACATCATCAGTAGCTAATCCTACAACTCCTAACACACCTATAAAAAGAATAGGAGCAGTTACCCAGCGTTTCTTAGCTTTATATGTTTTAAAACGTTTCTTTACTTCTGTTTGTTGCTTCATGTATCATTCTCCTCGATTTTTTATTTTTTTCCTTTACAAACAACGATTTCTCCGACATGGCGCACGTACACAAGTCATACTTTTTCCTCCTCTCTTTTTTATAGATGTATTACTTTATTTCATTCCACATTCTCCTATTCATTGGTATTTTTTCTTGATAAGTAACCCTTTTCATGGTATAAATAATTTATTCCCAGATTAATAGTAATTTTATGTCTGTGGCTACCTAGTTATCATTGCTGGGTAGCCTCTCTATATATAAAAGAGGAGCGAGTATTTTCTCGCTCCTCTATTTTTCCTCCTCAAAATCAATAATTTCAATCCTCACAATGTACTCACTTAACTCTTCCCACACATCTTCAACTAACAATTCATCTTTTTTGTCATTCTTCAAAGTCATTGCGAACCATTCATCGCCATTATCATCTTCACCAAGTAGTCTAAAATTGATTGGATTTTCTTTAAATTTCATGTCATATAAATCTTCTTCGTCTATGCCTAATACGTCTAACCCTTTACAATTTCCACTTTTTACAAAGGTAACAAATCCTTTGTATACACCTCGTTGGAAACTTACTTTGATTGTATGCAAGCCCCATCGGATATTTGGATCATAATTTTTCATTGTTATTCCTCCTATTATTCTTTTTCTCTCGTAGCAAAACTACTTACTGGCGTGGTAGGAGTCGAACCTACCTCTTATCTTCCTTCATGTCATGTATTTAAAATAAAAAGGAGCGAAAATTTCGCTCCTCACCTATTATACTTTTAACTATTTTTCCGTCTTTTGTTCTTGAAACTGATCGCACCTACTGCCATGAATAATCCAAAAATAGTCAACCAGATACTTTGTTGTTCTCCTGTATGTGGTAAGGATTCTTGGGCTTTTGCTACTTGTTTCGTCTTACGAAGTTCTGAATGTGATAATGCTTGTGCTTTTGGCTGTTCTTTTTGTTTAGAAAAAGATAACTGTTGGAGACCAGTTGTTTTTTCTGCTGAAGCAGCACTTGCTACTAACGTTTGGTTTTGTTTTGCTTCTCGTTCAAGGCGTTGTTGCTCTTTTGCTACTTGCTCTTGCAACGCTTCTTGTCGGCGCTGTTCGGCTTGTTGTGCTTCTAAGTCTCTTAATACGCCTTGGTACTGCTGTAGCTCCAACTTCGCATTAGAAAGGTCTTCTTGTGCTTGTGTATAAGATAGCGTAGCGACGGCTTGTTGTTCTTTGAGTTCCTCCAATGATTTCAGAGAATTTTCATAGGCTTCTTTTGCTTGGACCACTGCCGCTTCTGCTTTGTTTAACTCGTTTAATGCTTTTTCGTATGTTGGTTGAGCATTTTCTAAACGAGACAATGAACGTGTACTTGTTTTAAGCGCAACTTGTTTTTGATTTAAATTTTCTTTTGCTAAATTCAATACTTCCTTCAAGCTGTTCAATGTGTTTTCTTCTGCTTTTTGGGCTTCTTGTTTTTCTTTCAGCACTTTAGCAGACGTTTGTTCAATCGCTTGTGCTTCCGCAACGGTTGTTTTCGCTTTTTCTAAAACAGCAGCTCGATTCTGAATTAACTCATTGATTGTTGCCAATTGATCTTTTGTTTGTTGAAGGCTTGTTTCTGCCGCCGCAGTTTGTCGTACTTTTTCTTCATAGTTTGTCGTACTCTTAGTCGCAACTGCTTGAAGATTAGCCAATGTCGCTTTATGAACAGATAGTTCTTTTTCTGCTGTTGCTTGTGTTGTTTTGGCTGTATTTAAGGCTTGCTGACTTGCACTTCTTGCTTGTTGTGCGTCTGATTCTGCTTGTTGTGCAGTAGCTAATTTTTCTTGATTGGTTGCTACTTCTTTTTGAAGGGTTTCTTTACTCTTAAAGACTGGTGCAGTGCCTTCTTCATAAGTATTTTGATCTACCAATCTTGATTGATTGTACCCAATAATATGAATTTTACCGGAAGAAAAACCGTGATTTTCTTCTGAAAGAGCAATTGCAGTATTTGTTTTATCTGCTTGTAACAATGATTCAGTATGTCCATAACCCATTCTTCCATCATTAAACAGCATATCGACTAAAGCTTCTCTTGCTGCTCGCTCAAAATCTAGTACTGATATTTTCCCGTCTTTTGGTTGAAAGTATCCGCCACTTAAATTTTCATAAAAATTTTGCCCTGGATACTCTTTAAAACCATTCTCTTTTGCTGCTTTATTAATTGCGTTTTCATCATGTCCAATTTCATTAGGATTAGTATACTTCGCATTATCCCAAGCAAATTTTATATTTTGACTGGACACTTTTAATTTTTGCAATCCAAGTTTTTCGCGAACGTCATTTAATAAACCAACAAAATAATCACTCATTTGTTTCTTTTGTTTTTCTGTAGGATTTTTGACATTGATCATTTCCGTTGCTTTTGCCGCATCTGCTTGATTTTCAGGAAAAACTTTATTTAATGCTAATGCTTCTTTTTCCATTGCTTGCTTTTCTTGTTCAGTTAATTTTTTGTAATAATCAGGTGTGAAGTTAGCAGGTAAGTTAAGTCCTTTATGCCCCTTTAACTCTTCTTTTGAGCTATCTAAAGTATTCTGCGCTTGCTTTGTTGCTGCTTGCTTATCTTTCAACGTATTTTCTTTTGCAGTTAAATCTGCCTGTTTCGCAGCTGTATCTGCTTTTGCGTCTGCTACTTTCTCTTGACTAGTTGTCACAACGCTTTGTTGGTCTGCGACTGCTTGATCGTCCTTCGTTTTTTGATCTTTAGCTTTGGCTTCTTCTTTCTGTTTGTTAGCCAGTTCAGCTTCTTTTGCTGCTTGTTCTTTTTCTGCCTTTGCTTTTTCCGCTTCCGCATTTTTCGCTAATTCTTCAAGCTTGGCTTGTTCTTGTTTCGCAGCTGTTACTGCTTGTTGATCTTTTTCATTTTGCACTTTAGCAGCATTCGTTTCTTTTGCTTTTTCATCAACAACAGCTTGTTGTTGGTTAACGTCTGTTTGAGCTTGATCCACGACTTTTTGTTGGTCATCAACTGCTTGTGTATCCGTAGCCACTTGGTCTTTGGCTTTTTCAATGGCTGAAGGTGTTGCTTCATCCACGACTTTTTTAGCTTCGTCTACAACTGCTTGTTGGTCAGTCACTGCTTGTTGACTTTGATCCAATGCGTCTTTGTTTTGATCGACCACTGCTTGTTGGTCTTTAACAGATTGATCAATGGTGTCTTTTTCTTTTTTCGCAGTGTCAGCGACTTGTTGTTTTTGATCGACAATTGCTTGTTTCTCTGTTACTTGTTGCTGTTTTTCAGTAATGGCTTGCTCCGTTGTTTGTGTAGCTTTCACTGCTGGTTGTTCTGAAGAAACATTTTCAGGTGTTTTTGGTTGCGCTTGTTCTGCTGCCTGTACTTCATTTCCCCCAATACCTGCTACCCCTGTTGCGACTAAAATACTTAACCCTGTACTTGCAATCTTTTTCATTTTATTTTCCTCACTTCCGATTATTTTTGTTGTAAATGGGATACCCATTGTCTTTACGCCATTGTTGTAACGCTGTAGTTGTTATATGGAACTCTTCCGCTATCTCTTTAAACTGTAAGCCCATTCTTTGATAGGCTTCAAATCTTTCCTTGCTAATATGAGAAGAAAATTGTCTAGTGCTTGCTGTTTCTATCTTTTTTGCAAGTTCTTGTATTCGTTTAAAACGCTCGGTATCTTCATTCCTATACCAGTCTGCGTCTTCATTCATCAATGCCAACATTTCTTTACGCCAGATATTTTGCACTTTTTTTGTCAT